TATTTTCATTATCAACAGGAATAATAAAACAATCTTTTTCAGATTTTACCAAGTCTTTGATTATAAAACTTTCAGATGGTTTATTATTCAATAATGTTTCACTATCCCAATTTAAAAGTATTTTAGATGGAGCCATTATATCCTTTAATAGAGGATATGATCTTGAATAGTAATGAGCATTTAAATATTGTTCTGGATTGTTTATTAAAGTATAATTTTTATCATTAAGAAAGTTCCATAAATTCTCATATTCAAATGGTTTTAACATCCAAGATCTAAGTATTATTTCGGTTTTTTCTGTTTGGTTTGGAAGGTTTGTTTTTATATTACCATCATATATAAATCCATCATGGTGAAATAGATATACATTTGATCCTAATGTTTTAATAGTTTGGTATTCGCCTTCAAAGTTTGGATCTACTTGTCGTAGTGTATTATCAAGAGATGGTAATAAGAATATCATAAATTTATTATTTATCACAAATATACAAAATAATTTTAAAAATAAAAAACCTCCTAGTGGAGGTTTTAGTGGAGATGCGCGGACTCGAACCGCGGTTTTCATTACAAGTCAATAACTATTCATTTACAAGCTTAGAATTTTTTTCGAAAAATTTCAAAACATAGATCGTTTTTAAATAGAACTGGATCATCTAACTATTTCTTTCTTTATAGATGTAAGATATCTTTCTCTCTTTTAGATTGTGAGTTAATCTTAGTACTAAACTAATTCAGCTTTCGCTAATTGGTTGTTTCTTAGGGCGCTTACTAAGTCTTCAGCGGTTCCTACTTCGTTAGAAGTTGCGTTTATTGTTTAACAGTTTATTTTAATCGGACGCTATCAAACCGATGCTTGCACAATTACCACTCAATAACAAATCAAATGCCTAGACATCCCCGTTAATTTGTGATTATATATATTATATATAAAAAACAGAAAAAGTTTAAATTTTCATTCTTAGATTAATAACAGGTGATTCTGGAAATTGCTTAGTATCATCAAAGAAACCGTAACTCCTATAAAGATGTTCAGCTACTTTATTTGATTTATAAAAATTCAGAGTTAAGAATTTAAACTTTTTCGATTTAGCATATGACTTTATCAAGTCCAAAACTTTTTTTCCATAACCCTTACCTCTAAAATCTTCTTTTATTTCAAATCCTCTTATATAAAGATCAGGTTTTTCATCATCTAAATAAAAAACAGCAACTAACTCATCATTTTTAAATACACCCCAATCTGCCATTCCTGGTTTCCTCCAACCCATATCATCAGTTACATCAGGTCTGATGTATTTTAATGATAGTTGTTCTACATTTTCAATAATATAAAAATCGAATTTTTTTAAATATCTCATATTATTTTTTATTTTTATCCCCATCACCCTCATCATCTCTATATAAAGAAATAATCAAAAGTGGTTCTTTGGTTTTATTTTGATATAGTTCAACACTACTTTCATATTCCGGTAGTATATCATTATGAAGATTTTTTAAAACTTCCAGGATTGAAGTTAATAACCCGATCTTCTCCTTTTTTTCCAAAAATATATAAATAGTTAAATCACCATCTTTATATTCTACTAATGATGATAGATCTGAATTTTTCAAATATTTACGAATTAACGAACATAGATTTTCAATCTCTAAATCAATATCATTATCATCCAAGATATCTTCTAAATCTTCTTCAGATGGTTCATAATCATCATCTTCAATATCCCAATCAGAGTCATCTACCTCATCATACTTCTCTTTAAATAGTTTCCAGTTCTTAATCATATATTATAAATTATTTTAATTCCATTTTGAAATAGTAAGTATCAAAGGTTATTGTTGGATCTATTTTATGTCGATTACACAAATCTTCCAAAATCATTAAATCTAAATGAGCATCATGTAGTGTTCCTTCCATTTCCACCCATATATTAGCCACACCATCTTCCCCAATTAATTCCCAATTCATATCTATTTTACACTTTCTTAAATCACTCAAAAACTTACCATATTTTCTTTTAATTTCATCTGATAATCCAGCCTTTCTTGTATTAGGTAGACTATCCCAATTAACAGAAACAGATGCCTTAGCCAGTTTCTCTAAATAGGTTATATTCTGTGTTTCATTAATTGTATGTTCATTCATATACCCAACAGATATATTAGTACACTCTGAAATATTATCAATAAATGAAGCAGAATCAGTATACACACCAGTATTATCCAAGCTTAATTTAAGTCCAGATTTTGAATACTCATCACACAATCTTTGAGCAAATGTATCTGAGCAACAAACTCTACCCAATTGACTTGTTATTACAGAAACAGTATTTCGTCTATCAAATGATATACATTTTTTAATATTTTTTAAATATGGAAATGAATCATAAGAATCAGCTAATTTATACGAGCCGATACCACCTCTTTCTTCACCAATAAAGAAATAATATAATCCCGGAACTTGGTGAGAAATCATATATAACATTACAGTAACACCAGCTTTATCATCTGCCCCTAAAATAGTTGATCCATCAGTTTTAATAATTTCATCACCTCCTTTTAATTCACTTAAAAGAACAACTTTAGATTTCTTACGATCAGCAGTATCTAAGTGAGAAGTAAACATAGTAGTTGAATTACCAACTATTTTATAATAATTACCAAACTTATCTTTATTTAGTCCAATATCTTTAATAAAAGGAACAACTTCTTCCTCATGTCCATGTGGATATGTTTCTGTTACCAATGAAATGAAAGTTGATCTAACATCTTTAGGGTTAAAACTAAATGGTGGTACTTCAATTGGAGTTCCAGATATAACCCTTTCATCTTTTTTACTTCCTTTAGAATAACCATAAGCCAATTCTTTCTTCTTAAAATATTTACCCTTCAATTCATTATATCTTGTTGTGAAATCAAAAAACTCTTGATCAGTCCAAGTTTTTTCCAAAAAATGTCTAACAAAAGATCCAATCTTAACTGGTTCAATATTATCCTCAATCGTAAGATCAAAACAATAATCATCTTCTGAAATATCTATAAGTTTAGCATAATAATCATTCATAACACTCGGATCACCCTCCAACATTATCAACTTCTGTGCAATTTTACCACCAATTTCATCAAATATATCATATAATCTGTCGGTGTATTTTATTAATGGTCCCATTTAGTATATATTAAATTTAATTATAGATTAATATCTATTTTCTCAATATTAAGACTATCTTCTATCTTAACTTTCCCTGGATTTGAACCAGACTCCTTTTTAACTAAATTAATTGGACAACATATTACAGTAGCCAATCCAGATGCCTTTGAATTCTTAGCGGCCAATTCCGCCACTTTCTTTTTAGTATTTTGATCCGGAATTCTATCACCACATCTTAAAATTATATGAGATCCTGGAAATCCATGTGCATGGAACCACAAATCCCCATCTTTTCTCATTTGAATAGTTAAATAATCGTTTGAATCAGCATCTTTACCCATCAGAACCTCAAATCCATCAATTTCCATCTTTTTAATATTTGGAAACTTCTTTTTACTCTCATTTAATGGAACTTCATTATAAAAAATTAAGAAATCGTTCCAAGTATCATCTGATTGTAAATGGATTTGAAAGGATTCGTGATTTTGACCATATTTATAGATTTTTATATAGACATTACCACCATGCCACTCACTATATGGAATATTAGTTTCATCAATTTCATTTTCCTCATCGATAAATAGGTTTCCTTTAATAGATTTATAAACATCATTCATATCTTCACACCAAATGATATTTTCCTCATCACTATCATAATCCTGATAGGTTATTAACCAATTATATTTATTTGAACTTTCAAATACTTTAAAATTAACTACTTTATTTTCATTTAATGGAGCATTATTATAGAAGTCTAGGAAATCATTCCAACAATTATCAGAATCTAAACAAATTTGAAATCTTGGTTCTTTTTCTCCAGCTCTAATAATTTTATATTCATTAGCCCAACCACACCATTCATCATATGGAATATTTGTATATGTTAATTCTTCATCCTCATTATCAAATATATTATCTTTTAAAATATGATATAATTCATTCATATCCTCAGCCCAAAAAATATCTAATAATTGACCTGTTTCACCATTACTAAATTTTTTAATATTATCAAAATATAAAACTACCCAATTATATCTTATGTCAGATTTATTTTCAAAAATAAATCCTTCTTTTAAGTCATCAATTTCTTCAACATCAACTTCTTCCAAATCTCTTAAATCACTAACCTCGCTTGGACTTCCTTTTTTCCCTTTATTTCTTTTTAAATAGAAGGGTATATCACCGGATCCGGGAGTTGATCCTGAAACATCACCAGCAAATCCACCTGGTTGTGAATTTGAAACGGATCCCATACCAGCTGTTGAAGCAAATGCAACATCCTCATTGTATTTTTTATAAGATTTTAAATATTTCATATCAGTATATATTAATTTGAAAAATTATCTTTTATAAACATATCGATCTTGACCACAACCGAATATTTTATAAGCCCCTATTGAATGTAGAATAGAATCAGCTGTTAAACTTTTATCATATCCTAACTTAACTAATCTTTTCTTAGAGAAATTAAATCTATGATGTCTTTTTCCATTAACAACCCACCAATAATTTATATTACTTCTATGTATGAATTTAAATCCCAATGTTTTATATAAATAACCATCAAATATAGAAAGGTCAGCATATGACACAATTTCACTTTCCTCACAATTTTTTAAAAAATGACTAAATAATTTAGAAGCACCCCCAACAATGGAATATCCTATCTTATTACAAAACCTTAATAATTCATAAGATGATTTACCATTAATATATCTAGAACCAAATGTCATTAATGATATCAATTCATCTCCAAGATATAACCCATATCTTAAACTAGATTGACAATTACCTTGAATATGATTACTATCTAAAAAAATTCTAACTGACTTACTATCAACTTCTTTAATATTACATTTTCTAGCCCAAACTTTTTTATCTATTTTATTGATCGAGTTTAAAATTATTGATTTAACTATTTCATTCTTATTTTTCCAATCATCTTCCCAAATATGAATCAATCTAAATCCAATATTTTTACATAAATCTGTTTTTAATGAATGGTAGTTCTTTTCTTTATAGAACTCTGAATGCCAATATAATCCATTAAATTCAATAGCAATTTTTTGATCTGGTATTACTATATCTAATTCAAATCCATCAATCAATGATCTATTATTAGTCTCAATATTAATATTTAATGATTTTAACCAATCTACGACTTCCAATTCTAAGCCAGACACTCCAGAATTTAATGGATTACATATAATACAAGGATTAATATTATATTCACCATATCTTTTATAAAAAGTGTCTCGATAAATACTAAAAGTATGACCACAAGAATCACTTACCAATTCAACAAACTCTCCTTTTTTCGATAATAATTCAAATCCACAATTTTTATAATACTCCTTTGATTTTATCCATTTAAGTTCTTTAAACTTATCTATTTGTAGTTTAATAACATCTTTAAATCCATCTGTTTGTGAATACCAATCCTTACCATATTTTTCTTGATTGTGTTTAATCATATTTTCCTTCCACTCATCTGTTTGAGTGTAATATTCTTTACCCCATTTCTCTAAATTTGTTTTTCTAATCTTTTGTTGGTCAGCTCTATTAAAGTTAATTGATTTATTTTTATAATCTTCAGATTGTGTATAGAATTCAACTCCCCAATTATCTAAGCTAGTCTTTTTTGACTTTTCAATAATTAAATCTTTATTGTCTTTTAATATATTTCTTAATTCATCTGTTTGTAAATAACTATCAACACCCCATTTTTCATTTGATATTTTAATTAATCTTTCTTTGAATTCATTTGTTTGTGTATAGTAATCCTTTCCAAACTTCAAATTATTTGTTATTTTTGACTTTAAAATAAATTCATCTGTTTGTGTATAATAGTCTTTACCAAACTTTATATTATTGGAATGTTTAATCTTATCTTTTACTTCGTCATTCTTAAATGGGTGATCAACTCCGTGTTTTTCTTGATAATTTCTTTTAAATTTTTCTCTAACATCTTTATTTTGGAATGATGATTTAGTTCCATATCTTTTTAAATTTGTTTTTTCTGTTTTTTCTTTAATTTTTTTAGATTGAGCAACATTCTCAACCCCCCATTTATCCAAAGTTGTTTTTTTTCTCTTTTCTAAAGTATTTGAATCCTTATATGAACATTTTGTTGAACAAAATTTCTTATAACCATCTTTCCAATTTCTATTAAATGATGTTTTATTACCACATAAACATTTAAACTCATTTGGATAATCATTAACCCAATGCCATAATTTTTGAATAAATGGTATATCTAAATTAATATAATCTGATACTTCTTTATGAAATTCACTATAATTATTAATCCAATAGGATTCTCTTAACCTAACTGTTTTGTCTTCAACAATCGATTCTATCTTTTTAATTTTTTCTGAATTCATATTCGTTCCACGATATTTTATATTATATATATAAAATATTTATAGTTATGTTTTAATATAAATAAAAAACCCACTCAATTGAGTGGGTTTTTATATTATTCAATATTTACTATTGATTAGTTTAAGTAACCAGCGGCATCTTCAACTACGATAGTCATATATTGTTTTTGTGGGAAGAATCCAACGTCTGCGATAGCGTATCTAGATCTCAACAACATACGAGGTGCGAAAGTTGCTTCAGAGATTACACTGATTGACTGAGCCATCAAGTAAGGTACGAAAATTAAACCTGGTTGATCAGGGTTGTTTTTTCTACCGATAACAATTCTGTTATCATTATATCTTTGATATGGATCTACATAGATTTGAATATCACCGATAGTACCTACTGGATACAATTGACCAGAACCATTTAATTTAGATTTAACTGGGTTAATAGTATATCCTGCGATATCCATTAAAGATGCAGCTAAACCACCATTAGTGATTGCAAATTGTGCAGGACCTACACGACCTTCAGTAGCGATGTAGTTAGAAGCGTGAACCATTTTAGTGATTAACTTTCTTTGTACAGCGTGTGTAGTTTCACCACCAATTACATTTGCATAAGTAGTGTTTAAGTCAAAAATAGTTGAAGCAGTTGCTGTAACTGAAGTAGCAGAACCAGCTAAAGGAGCTGATTGTCTATTCAAATCACCCAATTCAAATATTTTAGCTACAATTTGTTTAGAGATTGTTTGAGACAACTCATTAACTAAGATAGATTCCATTTTTTGAACGATATCCATACCAGTATTAGCTTTGATATCTTCAATTTCAGTTCTTCTTAATGCAGTAGATACTTCAACAGTACCAACAGCGATTGATTTAGAAGATACTTTAGGTCCGATGATACCAGAGTATGTATTATCATCAGTTGCTCTATCCATTGGATAATCACCAGAAGATACTTTAGATGACCAGTTTGCAGAGAAACCAGGTAAGTGATCTTCAAGAGCAGATACTAATTCAATTGCTGAAGCAGTTGCTGAAGCAGTACCAATGAATAAAATTTGATCAACCATTGATTGAGTTGGATTGAATGTGTTTAATTTTTGATCAAAAGTGTAAGGATATACACCAGCACCTACTGGAGTAGAGTTAGCTTGACGATAAGCTTTGAACATTGGATGACCATCAATACGAGAGAATCCTAAGAATTCTAAAACACCTTCTTTAGAACCAGTTGGTTCAGCATTTACAAGAGCAGCACTAACTTTAATAGTATTAACGAATAATCTACCACCTTGTAAACCACCTTGTGTTAATTTAATAGCTGGATTAGCTGTTAAAGCTGCACCGATTGATGCTTTAACATTAGCAGATGCATTAGTGATTTTGAATACTTGAGGTCTTGACATACCACCAACATCAGATAAATCATCATATTGGAAATCGATATAAATCAAGTCAATTTTTGGACCTGGAGAAGGTTTTACTGCTACTAAGTCTAAACCGATAGTTTGACCAGCGATTTTCATAGCTACAGGTAATAAGTTCTGACCAACGTCTCCTGAACCTAATGCTGAGTTAGAGTATCCACCAGCATTACCAGGGAAGATACCAGCCATATTTGGATTTACTACTGCACCCATACCAGCTGTAGTAGCGTTAGCATAAGCGTTTTCATTGATTTGGTGATATTCAGCTAATTCTGACATCCATTCAACTCTTTCGCCAGAGATACCCATATTTTCCAATACAGGACCCCATTTTTTTGTTGCTTTTGATTTGTCTATTCTAATGTGTGACATAATTTTAATTTTGTTTTTTGTTTTTTGTCTGTTTTAACAGATTAAATATTTTTGAATCTTTCCATAATAGCTTTCATTTCATCATTAGAAACTTTATCTTCTTGGATCAAAGCTTCGTGAGAAACTAACTTCTTAGTTACAGATTCATTTTTCTTTAAATTACGAGTATTCCAGAAGTGCTCAATTTGTGATTCAGTTTGTAGAACTTCCGCAGGGAATAATCTAGACTGAGATAAAATTGATTTTCTATTACTCTCATTTAATTGGTTCCAAATTGGCTTGATAGAATCAGGCATCATTCGGATAATTCGTTCCTCTAACGATTCATTCTTAGTAGATAAAGCCTCAGATATTAATCTCAACACATCTTTTTGTGTAAAGAAACTTTTTTCGCTTATGTAAAGTTTAACAGATTCTTGCTCTTCGTTTGTTAAGCCATAGAAACTATCAACCTGAGATTTATTTAAGAATTTTAAAAAATGAACGTCTGAAGATTCAGCAGCTTTTCGTTTTTTAGCTTCTTCGATTAATTTATCAATAGATTTTGATAATTCTGTATCAGAGTTTCCTTCGAATGTAGTAACTTCTTCTTCACCTAAAACTTCTTCTTCTTCTGAATAGTCATCACCACAAGGTTCACACTCATCATCAGAATCAACTAAAGAATGTTCTTCTTCATCGAATTCAACCAATGCTGGAGTTTCATCTTCAGAAGGGAATTCGTTTTCATCACCAAATTCATTTTCTTCTTCTGATTCATCTTCAAAACCTACTTCTTCTGGAGTTGGTAATGGATCATATTCAGCATTTTCATTTAATTTATTTTTCTTGTTATTCAATTTCTCAACAATAAGAGCTTGGTAAGAAACTGATTTATCTAAACTTTCTGCGATATACTCAGAATAAGCGATATTATCATCTAAATTCTCAGCGATATATTCAGCATAAGCAATATTTCCTTCAACATGTTCAGCTAAATATTCAGAATAAGCGATAGAACTATCAACTTGTTCTGCTACATATTCAGAATAAGCAATGTTTTTATCAACATTCTCAGCGATATATTCAGCATAAGCGATGTTTTTATCTAATTGTTCTGCTACATATTCAGAATAAGCAATGTTTTTATCAACTTGTTCTGCTACATATTCAGAATATGCAATATTTTTATCCAATTGCTCAGCTACATACTCAGAATAGGAGATGTTTTTATCAACTTTCTCAGCTACATACTCAGAATAGTTAATTGTTTTTTCAAGATTTTCAACGATATAATCGTTATGTTTGATCAAACGATCTGTAGTAGATTTTAATGACTTATTCTCATTAACTACCACTTGTACTTTATTAGCCAAATAATCCAAATACTTAACAATGTCAGTATTAGTTTTATTCAACTCTTCATAGTACTCTAACAATTTTTCCAATTGCTTAGGATCCATTTTACCTTCAGATACAGCAGACTTAACTTCTTTTTTAGTTGATGCTATCTCATTGATTAGATACTTAGAGTAATCGGTCAATTGTTTCTTTGTAACAAAATCATTATTGTTATTCATAAATAATTGATTGATTTTTGACTCGTCGGACATTTCATATATCCTAAAGTTAGATTTATTTAAATTATACCCTAATGATTCATTCAATGGCTTTACAGACATTTTAGCTGATGCAAATCCAGGATCTGCAACAATATCATAAGTAAATAATTTCTTTAATGATACACTTCCATCAGACTCAGTAATACCAGCAGCTCTTGAGGAAACAAAAATAGGACATCCATCATCAACTAAAGCTCTTGCTTCTTTACCCCAATAGGTAGTTAGTAAACGAATCTCACCATCAACTCTATTACTTTCTTTCATAAAAGAAGCTTTAGTGATAATGTGAGATGCTCTTTGTAATGATGTGTCAAAGACGTCGGGATGATCGAACTCACCATACACAACACCCAATTGTTTAATTCTTTCATTCAACTCTTGAAGAGCTGGTAAGAACTTATTAGCAGTATAAACTCTTTCATTTCTATTCACGATATCAAATTCAGTGAATGGTCCTGAAAGAACATACTTATCCTTTCCACTTAAATTTTCATTTAACGAAAGAGGATTTGTGTTGTTCTCTACGATTAATATAGGTTTCATTTTCAATATATTGATTTTACATATATATTGACAAAAAATATCGTTTTTTTACATAGGTAGATTTTTTACAGGAATATTAAACAAACCAACTATTTTTATATATAGTATGTGATGAATTTGATTAAAAAATAAAAAATATATGATTAAAACTAATATAGATAGTATTGGAAAATGGAGTAATACTGAAATAGAGGTAGTCTGTGATTCATGTGGTATTGATAAAAAGATAAAATTCAAATTATATACATCATATGGATATTGTAATGGTGAGTATTTGTGTAAAAAATGTAAATTAAAGAAGAATAATTTAGAAAAATGGGGAGTTGAAAACGTATTCCAATTAGATAATATCAAAGAAAAGTCAAAAAAGACCAACTTAGAGAAAAGAGGTGTTGAGTTTGTATCACAATCAAAAGATATTCAAATAAAAATAAAAGAGAATAATATTAAAAAGTTTGGTGTTGAACATCATTTAAAAAATAAAGAAGTTTTAAATAAACAAAAATCAACAAATTTAGATAGATGGGGAGTTGAAAATGTTTCACAATCCAGAGAAGTAAAAGATCTCAAAGCTAAAAAATATTTAGAAAATTGGGGGGCATCAAATAACAAAAAAAGTGAAATTTTTAGAAAAAACAATTTTAAAATTGCTAATCATAAAAATTATTTATCTTATAAGGAAAATGGAATATCTTTATTTAGATGTGATAACAATAAAGAACATGATTTTGAAATAGATATTGATTTATTCCATAAAAGGATTAAATATAAAACAATATTATGCACAATTTGTAATAAAATAAATGGTCATCAATCTGGTGGTGAGATAAACCTATTTAACTTTATAAAATCAATATATAATGGGGAAATAATACAAAATTATAAAATTGGTAATAAAGAAATTGATATATTTCTACCATCCGAGAAAATAGGATTTGAGTTCAATGGTATATATTGGCATTCTGAGATATATAAGGATAAAAATTTCCATTTAGAAAAGACAAAATTTTTCGAATCACAGGGAATTAGATTAATCCATTTTTGGGAAGATGATTGGAATCATAGAAAAAGTATAATTGAAAGTCAAATAGGAAATCTTTTAAAATTAAGTTCAAAAATTGGATCTAGAAATTGTATTATTAAGGAAATTGATGATATAGAATTAGTTAAAAAATTTTTAAACAATAATCATATCCAAGGTTGGTCAAATTCAAAAATTAAAATAGGTTTATTTCACAATGAAGAGTTGGTTTGTTTAATGACATTTGATCAATTTGAAGGTCGTAAGAAAATGAATTATGGAGAATGGAATTTAAATAGATTTTGTAATAAGATTGGATTTAATGTTATAGGTGGTGCTTCAAAATTACTTAATTATTTTATTAAAAATTATAAACCAATCAGAATAATAAGTTATGCTGATCGAGATTGGAGCCGTGGTGATCTATATACTAAATTAAAATTTGAAAAGGTAAATGAAAGTAATCCAGACTATAAATATGTTTTTGATGGTGAAAGAATCCATAAATCAAATTTTAAAAGGTCAATTACTGGAATAAGTGAATCTGAATTAGAAATCCCAAAAATTTGGGATTGTGGTAAAATAAAATATGAAATAATATTATGATTTTAACAAGAGAAATAAAAGTAAAAATAATTGAATCCAACTACCAATATTTTGAAGATTTGGGATATGATGTAATGATTGGTGATGAGATATTAATACCGATTGAGTTTTTAACACCCGGATCTTGTTACAAAATTACATGTAAATGTGATGGATTAAATTGTAATGTAGTTAAGGATGTTATTTTTAAAAATTATGTCAAATATAATAATACTTGGGGGTACTATTATTGTCGAAAATGTTCTGAGGTGAAAAGGAAGAGGACTCTTAATGAAAATTGGGGGTGTGATTATCCAATACAGAATATTGAATTATTTAATAAAATGAAAAAAAGTATTGTGGAAAATTTATATGAGCGTAAGAAAAGTAGAAATAAATCAAGGGACTAGTATAGAAAGGTTTAAACCTCTCTTAGAAAAATATAGAGATTATAAAACATGTCTAAGAGATATTAAATTATCTTGTCTTTTTGGACAAAGAGTTCAATTTGATATTGAAAATATACTACCACATTTAGTAATTAAAAAATATAACAAAAAGGATTTAAATGATCATGTTTATGCAAACAAAATTAGAATAACTAAAATGAAGTTTATTATAAATTCAGGTTTATTAGTAGAAGAATTGGAAGTAACATGTGAGGGAATATTAGATACTGATCCGGGTATTAAACCACGTTCTCTATCTGGATCAGATGATATATTTGGATTTATTATAGAATTAGATGACAATGAAAAAGAGTGAGAAATTCTCTCACTCTTTTTTTATCCTTAAAATTCAAATTCTCCTCCGGTTTCGGATTCACCACCACCTTCTGGAGGAGGTATCTCACCACCAGATTCCATTCCAGCTTCTCCACCCATATCACCCATATCACCCATATCACCACCAACGTCTCCACCCATATCACCACCTTCAGCCGAACCACCAGCTGAATCTTTTAACCAATATCTATTATTCTCTTCTTTTTCTTCGGCAGTCAACTCCCAAACTTTATCCATTAAATAATCAACATGGAAGTATGGTTTACCATCAGCTTTTTGAATACTCATTAGTGTTGTTAATAGACCAGCTTTCTTCTCAATCATCGCTTGTCTTTCTAAAGCCTCAACAAACTGATTTGTTGAAAATTCAACATCTAATTGATTTAATAATCTTTCATCATCTTTAATTTCTGGAAATTCAACTAAAAGTTGCATTTTTAATGGTTTTAAAACCAATTCCTTAAAATTAGCTTGCATTCTTGATATAAAGTTGTGATAATTTATTTCATCATGTGTTATATTACTAGAATCAACAATTAAATTTCCACCACCACTATCATCAGCGAATCTTTGTAATGGTATTTTAGAAGCTCTTTTTAGATTTCTATGAAACCATTTTAACATATCATCTTCATTTAAGTTAGCTCCTTGTGGACTTCTCAACTCCATTGTTGGAGTACCTCCATCACCAGCCGGGAACCAGATTTGTTTCCAATAATTTAAATGTTTACTACCATTAATTTGTAATGTTCCCAAACTATCATCCCATTCTACTTGTTCTGAATAATCATGGATTAACTGACCTATTTGTTCTTCAGCCTTTTGTCTGGATAAACCATTGGTTGGAATTGTAAATACTTGATGTAATGTTGCATTTACTATATTAAACATAATTTTAGCTTGTTCTAAAATCTTTAATTGGTTATAAGGTTTAATTAAACCTTCAACATAAGATGTTTCTGAATAATCATTTTGAGCAGCATATGAAATAAATACTATTTGTGAATCCAAAAATATTCTTCGTAGTTGTGGATCATCCGGAAATTGAATCCAGAGGTGACCAATAGCTGGATCATAAGCAGGTACCAAAGTTTCTGGTCTTAATCTATTGAAATGTATAATGTTTTTCTTTTTATCATCCCATATAATTTCCATCGCAATATAACCATCTATTAAGAAATCTTTCATTAATCCCCAAGCTGTTATACTATCAGAGAATCCAAATCTATTATAAATTCTTTCAAAATATTCTAAATACTTATCTCTAATTTCTTGTGGGAAATCATTTGATAAATTTCTGGGTTTACAAAATTTACGATCTCGATAAATTATAGCTTCATCACAAACAACAGAAACATAATCCCTAATTTCATCTTTAATAGAATATTCTCTCAAAATTCTCCGCTTATCACTATATGATCTATCTAAATAAGGAATTGACTTTCTGTTTAAAACAGACGCCACTGCTCTTTTCGAGAAAAAATCATACATTGAACTACCTTGTTGTGAATATGGATCTTCATTGATATTAACGCCGACTTGGTTTCTTAATATCATATCATCATAATTCATTCCCCAAGTTGAGATATTTCTAAGTATTCTGGAAAACAATCCTTTATTTTCTACAGCCGAATTCATGTAGGCGTATCCATTTTGATTGTTTAGTGGATTATAAGAACTCATTTTTATCTATTATTTTTTATTTACTTTTTTATATATTGGAAAGAGCGTCCTCCCTTTTTTTTTAAAATTTTCCATATTTTTCATAACTTCTTTGTAGTCTTTGAATATGTTTCTCCAAATATTGATACTTATTACCTGTTTCTTTTTTCTGTAAAGATTTTTCAGCATCAAAAAACTCATCTATTTTAGAAAGAATTACTTCTTGGTGTCTATATTGTTTATCTTTAATTTTAGCAGCCCATATCTCCATTAACTTATTTGGATCATATTTATTTTTAGGAAATGATGAATATAGAAATCTTGGTAATAACTCCAAATGTATTCTATGAACACTAACTATTTGTGGAACTGTCCATTCAACTAAAGAGTATTCGAACCCTATTTTTAGTAGTTCTTTATAAATGGTTGTGAAATCAACGGGTAAATATGAATTTTTTTCAAAATCTTTTTCATTAATAAATTGATCAAAAAATCTACCTCTTATTTCAATAGGAATAAAATTAAAATTAATACCCATTACAATGGTTAAGTTATTCAACTTACGATAATCTGTACAAAATAATAAAGAATATCTCATCCAATTGGAATCATCTTTGTAAACAAAAAAATAAAATCCACCTTTAGATATCTTATCTATACTCTGAGATTGACACAAATCGCTGGTAGTTTGGTATTGCTCATACATATATTGACTATTATTTTTAAAATAGTCTACCAAATCTTTACCATGAACTAATTGACTTAACTTTATTCTTTCATTTAGAGCACCCATATATCAATATATATTAAAAAATGTATATTGATTTATGTTAAATTCTAAACCAACTGGAGCTGGAAATTACAAACAAGGATTATTTGTTCCCAAAAATAAGGATAAGGTTATTAGACTAAATAATCAAGGTGGATTATTTTATAGATCCGGACTTGAATTAAAAATAATGACTTGGCTTGACGCTAATGAAATGGTCACTCGATGGAACTCCGAAGGAATTAAAATACCATATCAATTAACTCATTTTGATAATAATGATATCACTTTAAAACAACATTGTTATTATCCAGATTTTTATTATGAAATGACTAAAAAAGATGGTGAGGTTAAAAAAGTTGTAATGGAAGTAAAACCGATGAAAGAATATCAAAATGTTATTCTCCTCCAAGAAAAAAAACTCCAAATGCCAATTAATGCCACCATTAAAAAGCTAAAGAATTTTGAATATGATCTAAAAATGGCTCAAAAAAATTTAGCTAAATGGGAAACAATGATTAAATATTGTAAAATGAAAGGTTGGGAATTTATAATATTAACAGAAGAACATCTTAAGAAGTATGGAATTAATTAAATTAATAACAGAATCATAGTTCTAAGTATCAAGATACTCATTTCAACTTTCAAATTAGGACCACTCCATTTACTAAGCATTAGAAATAAGGTAGTTATGAATAAACAAATAACCAATGGAGTATCAACATTTATAAATAAAAGAGATATTGACCAAATAATAAAAATAACTTGACTAAAATAATATAATAAGTCTAAGATAATTGTTAAATGATCTTTATAATCGCGACTAATAAGTGGTTTATTTAATCTATCAAAAAATAATAGATAATATAAGATAAATACTATAAATATATATGACATATTAGTTATTTTTTTATATATTCCCACCGATCTTTATAAAATTCAGGATATCTCTTTTCTATAATAATAGAACTTAACTTGGATATTTCAATATTAAAATTCATCATCTTTAAATTGAATGGAGACCTTGACCATCATTTGATCCCTCTAATGATATCATTTTAATTTGATTTTCATTATCTCCCTTTTTCTTATATAACTGATTAAACCCCTTCGCTAACCCTCTCTTAATAATCTCTGTGAAATAAGCGAAACAATTTATTGATTTTTCTTCATTAAAATTATACCAATTAGAATACATGTCTAATAAAGCCGTTTGATAACAGTCATTACGATCATCAATACTCCAATATTTCATTTTTTTGATGGTTTCTTTAGCTAAAAGTTCCATCATTTTTTCAGCTTTTCTAGTTAATTTTCCGGTAGCTTTAGAAACTACAATTTCTACATAGAGATCTTTGTTATTTAAATACATTTAATACACATTAATTTTTGATGTTTTTCAACATTTATCGTGTAACTCTTTTTCTACGTTGATCATGTAGTAAAGTTTATTAATTTTTCGAAAAATTATCTATTTATTTAATGTGGTGCTAATTCTCCTTTAATCAAATCTCCTTTTAAAATATATAAATAATCACCACTATCTTTAAAGTCGTCGGATTCTTCTTTACTTAGATAGAATTTGAAATACTCACCCATAATAATATTAAAATGTTCTAAAATATCATTCACATTATACTTCTTATTTAAGTAAAAATCTAAAAAAAAATGATCGATCACCTACTTCCCAACCATCATACTCAGCATTATCATTTATATACTTTAGTTGTGACACAATAATATCATCATTTAAATAAATCAAATTATTAACAACATTAATAATTGCCATTTCCTCATATTCAAACTCAATTGTAATTGTAAAATTATCATTGATATCTATATTACCATAAAATTTATACTCAAATCCACCCACATCTTCTTTCAATTGGTCTAAGTGTTGACAAACTTCAATTAGTTTAGTAACATAAATAAGCTCATTTTCCTCAATGAGTTTTTCTCTAAGGCTTATTAAACTATCCAATGATGAGAAACTATTATCTATATTTTTTGGTTCAATTTCAATATCTAACTCATAGTCATTTGAATTATCATATTTAATTTCACAACCATAATCTGATAGGATATAGAATATTTCTTTTATATCTCGAACTAGATTATCAGGAGATTTATATATAAATGGTTCTTTATAGGATTCATTGAACTTTTTTAAATATTTCATAAATAAATTGTTTTTTTATATATTAAATTATAAACTTTAAAAATATATCTTTTTATAAAATAAAAAACATAATGAATTGGAATAAAAATAAGGAGGAAATACGAGCTAATGATTCCTGGCAAGTTCAAAGGGTTAATTCAGAACTGGTTATAGGGTTTGACAAATTGACCGATGTTGGTCCTTGTATTTCTATATTTGGATCAGCCAGATTAAAAGAAGATAGTCCATACTATCAATTAACTGAGGAAATTGCTTATAGACTCTCATCAAAAGGTTATGGTATTATAACTGGTGGTGGACCAGGTATAATGGAAGCGGCTAATAAGGGTGCTCAAAGAGGTGGATCACCTTCAGTTGGAGTTGGTATTAAATTACCATTTGAAATGAAAAATAATGATTTTATTGATTGGGATAAAAATATATCTTTTAAGTATTTTCATGTTAGAAAAGTTATGTTCTTAAAATATTCTCAAGGGTTTGTTATTATGCCAGGTGGTGTTGGAACAATGGATGAATTATGGGAAGTTATTACACTTTTACAAACTGAAAAAACTGAAAAATATCCAATATTTTTAGTTGGTTCTAAATATTGGAGTGGATTGATTGGGTGGATGAGAGAATCTATGTTAGTGGAAGGTTGTATTAAAGAATCAGATTTTGAACTATTCAGAATTGTAGATAGTGTTGATGAAGTTGTAGAATCTTTTGAAAAATTCTTTATTAAATATAGAAAAGAAAATAAATTAAACTTTTAAATAAAAAAAAAATCCTCAAATTGAGGATTTTTTTTTATTTTATTAACCAAGTTTAACTCTTTCTTTATATTGAAGTTCTTTAACAGCTTGAAGTTCATTATCTAAATTACTTTTTCTTTTAGTTAAGTTAGTTAATGCTTCTTTAAGAACTGGAGTTTCTCCTAAAGTTTTGAAAGTTGCTTCTAATTTAGAAATGTTTAAATTAACATCTTCTAATTTCAATTCGATTTCTCTTTCTTTATCTTCTAATCTTTTTTTAGAAACCATTTCTTTAGAAAGTTTATTTTCATAGAAGAAAGTTAAATCATAACTCATTTCGCCTTTACATTCGTTACATAACTCAGCAGCTGACTCATATTTAAATAAAGAATATCCATATCTCTCATCACATCTATAAACATAGACATTGTTTTTGTAGTTAAAGCAATATAATTCTAAAGTAGGTTTTACTAAATTAGTAACTTTTTTAACAACATCTAATTCAACAAATGAATTCATATTTTTTGCAACTTCTTGAATCAATGGATAGAAGTTTTTATTTACAATTGGAATAACTGGTGATGAGAAAACACTTTCTAAAGTTGTTTCAGCATTTAATTCATCATCATTTAAATAAACAACTCCTTTTTTAGCAACACCTAATCCTAAAGTTAAATATTCCGAAATTCTGAAATCAATTCTAGACTCAGTAACAGCACAATATTGTAAAGCTGTTTGTAATGTTCTCAATTCAGCCAAACGACCTTCTTCTTTAACATGATTCTCTAAAAGAGTTTTCTCAATAGTATTATCAGTTAAAAGGAACCAAGAATCTTTAATAAATGCTAAGTGACCATCTTCAACAGACTCAACCAAAGTATAAACTGATTCAGATTTACCACCACTTAATAAGTTAGATCTTGTCTCTGGAGACTGAGTTAAGTTATGAACAAAAAGTTTAATTTCTGGAACCCAATCATAAACAGCAAGTTCATTTAAAACTTTAGAAAGACGATCTTGATCATTTTCCAAATTAATAGTTTGTAATAAAACATTAATAGGTTGACGATACAACTCTCCTTGATTTTGAGTATTTAAAACATTATATAAACTTTTCAATTCATATAATAATTCATATTGCTTCATATCAGCATTTAAACTTTCTAATAAAGTTTTAACCTTTTTATCATACATATAAGGTTTTAATTTCTCATTAAGAGAAAATATAATATTCTTTTCTGTAAAATCAGCACAATTATTATAATGCCCTTCAATGATGTGAGCCACCTCGGAATCATCATAAGTTAATGATTTTTTAAAGTTGAAAAGCTCTAGTTTAAGATTCTTCATGAGTATATTTTTATTTTTTTTTATATTCTATATATTATGTTCTAAAATCGACTTTTTGTCATTTTTATACCTTTTATATATTAATTTTGATTTGCTCCTGGTGGATTATCTGAATTATTGTTAGATTGTCTATAATTTCCAGTTCTAGTAGTAATAATATTATTAAACCACTTAGTTCTATGTGGTGAAATTGACTTCTCATCCGGTGGAAAGGCTGGATAATATGTCTTAACCTCCACTGAAAGAGTAAGTTTAATATTATTTTCATTTGACATTGTTTTTTCGCGAATAATTTCAATCTGAGAACTATCTGGAATATGTAAAACAGCATCAATATGCATATAATTATGCTCAAAATACATAAACTTATATAACCAAAGAGTATTCATAAGAGCTTGAGAACATTTAAACACATCTATTTCTGTTTTCAAAAGAATAGATATATCAAATGTAGCCGTAATTGGTATAGCTCTTAACTTTTTTAATTGTGACTTAACTTCTTTTTTCTCAGTATCTTCAAAAACATCTCTAACCCAAACATTTGGATTTCTAAATTGATCAGAATTAATAGTAAAACTAGTTAATGTAACATGCCCTCTAGGTATAATATCAGTATTTAATTCAACAAATCTATTATTTGATACAATATCATCTTGAAAACTATCTAATAAAAATCTTTCATCACCAGTTAGACTATAATAAAATGGAACATTTACTTGAACATCACCAGAAGTAAATTTATTTACCCATTTTACCTGACCTTCAATTTTATCTAAAAAACAAATTGTTAAATCCCTATAAAATGAGTCATCCATATTAAATTTATCACCAATCATTTATTTAGAGTTAATTTTTTGAAATCATTTTCGAAAATCGAAAAGATTTTGTATCTAAATCTATATATAAAAAAATAAATCACCCATAACTTAATATAAGTGATTTACTTTTTTATTTATGAAATAAATTTAGACGATTATACTATTATCATGCATTTTTTTCCAATCTGTTCCATTACTAATAGCCGCTATACCACCATCAATATCCGATATGTATATTAATCTACCAACATTAGTAGCAGCAGCTGGTTTAGTAGCATTTGTATATACCATTAATTGACCAAAATCAGATATTAATGAGAATGTTCCGGATGAATCTGGGAAAGAAAAGTCTCGATCATCTGTTAAGCTATTTGTTTTTAATCTAGCTTCCAATAAACTTGTTGTGTATATATCAACTCCAACAATACCAACATATCCATCAGTTAATTGGATATTAGATGTTTTTACTGGGTTATTGTATTTTATTTCTATCCCACCCAGAGTTGACATTAATATTGTTCCTCTAGAATATGTTGTACCTAATGGAGCATTGGTTGATATTGTTCCCCTAACATCCCAGAAAGTATATTCAGAGTTAACAGATAATCTACTTATAAAATCACTTGACTTTGATTCAATTAAAGTACCACCATATCCAGGATAAATTAACGAGTTGTCAGATAAAGATATTTTATTACTAAACGTAATACCAGCCATCACACCACTACCAGATAAACAATATTGATTATTTAATCCAAAAGATATAGTTCCACTCATAGTCCCACCAGATAAACTAAGGTAGTTTGATGATAATAGATCCACATATTCTTTATCAACTAGTGTTCTATTTGTATAGAATTCATGATAATTATTTTCATATCTTAGTAATCCGTGATTTTTATCCAAAAATACCTTAACATTTGTTGGGAGATCTTGACTACCATTTTGGTTTATTCTTACTAAAGAACCATATAGACCACCCATTAAAACTTTACCATCTAGTTGTATAATAATTTTGTAGATTAAAACACCAGATCCACTAAAAATAAAGGTATTATCAATACTACCATCAGTATTTAACCTAGTTAATCTGTCTGAGCAATCAGATCCATTATATGTAGTAAAATCACCACCTGCTAAAATTTTACCATCTGTTTGAATAGATATTGTGCAAATATCATTATTGAATCCAGTACCGCCATTATTAAAAGTGGTATCTAAAGAACCATTACTATTTAATCGAATTAACTTATCGGGACAATTAGATCCATTATATTGAGTAAAACTACCACCTACTAAAATTTTCCCATCCGATTGAATAGATATTGAATAAACATCACTATTAAACCCAGAGCCACCATTATTAAAAGTGGTATCTAAAGATCCATTACTATTTAATCTAACCAAATTATCTGGGCAATTGATCCCATTATATTGTGTAAAAAAGCCACCTACTAAAATTTTACCATCTGGTTGAACAATTATACCACCTCGTATTGAACCATTGACAAATCCAGATCCACCATTATTAAAAGTTGTATCTAAAGACCCATCTGTATTTAAACGAATTAATCCCCAAGGACAACTTATCCCATTATACGATGTAAACTGACCACCCACTAATATTTTTCCATCTGGTTGAATAGATATTGACCAAACAGCACTATTAAATCCAGAACCACCATTATTAAAGGTAGTATCTAAAGTACCATCCATATTCAATCTAACAAATCTATCCGGACAATTAGATCCATTATAGGTTGTAAAGTTACCACCCACTAATATTTTTCCATCTGTTTGAACATCTATTGATAAAACAATATTATCGAACCCAGAACCACCATTGTTGAATGTTGTGTCTAAAGACCCATTTCTATTCACTCTTATTAAATTGTTAGGACAATCAATTCCATTATAATAGAAAAAGTCACCACCTATTAAAATACTATCTGTTTGATTATATAGATACCTTACTACATTCCCAGAGACACCAGTCTCATTATAATTAAAACCGCCTGTAATATTTAATAAATTAAATGACTTATTATCCAAAGTAAAATCATAATCACCATCAATAGTAGTATTCTTATAGATAGAACCACCTATCTCTACAGTATTAATATTTTTTGTCAAACCATTGCTGGCTAATGTGTTCTCCGAAATAATCGAGTCAAATCTAACATCAACATATTCTCTATCAACTAAAGTTCTACCAGAATATACAGAATGATAATTATCTTCATATTTTAATAATCCATTATAGTCAGTAAGTATTTTAACATTCCCCAATGAATTTAATGTACCATCAGGATTTAAGTTCATAAAGTGGTTTATTCCACTGTTGGTAGTAAAATATCCACCAATAAAAATCTTATCATCTGATTGTAATGAAATGGAATTTATGGAAGGTGGTGACATAAATAAAACTTCAAATAATTCATCTAAACTACCATCACTATTTAATCTAACTAAATAATCTGGACAATCAGCTCCATTATAAGTTGTAAAACTTCCACTTACTATAATCTTATCATCTGATTGAATTGACATTTTACTTAAATATGTATTAAATCCAGTCCCACTATTATTAAATGTTATATCCAAACTACCATTAGAATTTAATCTAACAAATCCATCTGGACAATCAGCTCCATTATAAGTTGTAAAAAAACCACTTACCAAAATTTTACCATCTGATTGAATTCTAGTTAAGTTCACACCACCATTAAATCCAGATCCACCATTATTAAATGTAGTATCTAAAGTACCATCAGTATTCAATCTAACTAAATTATCTAGACAATCAACCCCATTATAATTATTGAAGTAACCACTTACTAAGATTTTATCATCTGGTTGAATTGTTATTGAATTTATATTAGCATCAAATCCAGATCCACCATTATTAAATGTAGTATCTAAAGTACCATCAGTATTCAATCTAACTAGCCTATCTTGACAATCTGATCCATTATAAGTTGTAAAGTAACCAACTACTAATATTTTACCATCATTTTGTAATTTTATTTCAAATAAACCACTATCAAATCCAGAACCACCATTATTAAAGGTAGTATCTAAAGTACCATCACTATTTAGTCTAACCAAATAGTCCGGGATTAGATTCAATCCAAGTTAAATTGATTCCATCATTAGATAGAATATAACCAGCAGTTGGTCCACCAATTATATTCAACATATCTTCAGTAACACCATCAGATTGTATTGATAAAGTTACTATACTTGAAGTACCACCACCAGTTAAACCAACACCAGCAGATATTTCATTTATTGAAGATGATGAACCACCACCACCATTCAAAGCTAAGTTTTCCAAATAGGTTAGATTTCCATCCATCTCAACATGTGTTAGTTTGGACCCCTTACCAGATCTTGTAATTAAAGGCATAATTTTAATTTTTCTTTTATATATTAAAATTCATAAATAAACTTTTAACACATTCTTTAATAAAATTAATCTAAAGTTATTTTTATGAAGAACGAAATATTATATGAGAAGTGGAGACCTAAAAAAATGGAGGATTTAATCCTACCATCTCGAATTAAAGACCACTTTAGGAATGGAATCACCAAGAATTATATTTTTTATGGACCCTATGGAACTGGCAAAACATCATTAGCCAGAATTTTAATCGGTAAATATTCAGGAGATAAAGCTTATTTAGAAATAAATAGTTCACTCTATACATCTATTGAAGTTTTAAGAAATGAAATTGATAAGTTTTGTAAAACAAAGCCAATGATGGATTGTGAAGATGGAATGAAATATGTTTTTTTAGATGAATTTGAAAAAGTATCTACCAATTTTCAAGATGCTTTTAAAGCCTTTGTTGAACATTATAGTGCTAATAATGTTAGATTTATACTAACTACTAACCATTTAAGTAAATTAACAGATGCTATTAAAAAATCTCGATTTACTTTACTGGACTTTGAACCAGCAGCCAATGAAGAAAGGGAAATGAAGAGAGATTTATATCAGAAATTAATGAATGATGTTTGTCAATCTGAAGGTATAAAAATAGAAAAAGATGATTTAATAAAAATAATTAATAAAAGATTTCCAGATAACCGAGCACTATATAATGACTTACAAGATTTTTTAATTGGTGTAGGTGGAGGGAGTTCTGAAAAAAATATTGGAAAGAAAACGCAAGATGACTTATATTCTGTTATATTCGGTGATAGAGATTATGAAAAAATATATCATTTTTTGATGTCAAATTTTGGACCGGAAAGAATAGATAAAATGATTGATTTACTCGGAAGACCATTTATTGATTATTGTTTAGAAAATAAGAAAGAGAAAATATGTCAGTTGTTTGAAGCTAACTATATTATTACAGATTATCGAGAAAAGTTAGAAAAAGATTCTGATCCTATCATTGTTGGAATGACCATTATTGGTAAAATTCAAGATATTATGAAATAATTAAAAAATAATAATAAATATTATGAAAAATTTTAAAATTCTAACTTTATTAATAGTGGGTATCTATTTGATTGGTATCTGGTTACCATCTTGTCAAAATGGTCATATGCAACAAACATGGCAACCGAGACATTCAAATAAAGGTGGTAAACCCTATCGAAGATAATTATGAGATAACAGCATTTATTTCATTTTCACCGATTGAGAAATTAATAATCATCACATCTTGATAATTTTCAGGGTCTTCTTCAAAACTAACTTCCAAGAGATAGTCAATATCGATTATCTCTGGAATATATTTAACTATTTGCTCATGAATTAATTTTTCCACCGATTCGGCCGAGACTGATGTTTCGTGAAGTAGTTTTTCCAAATCACATCCAAAATCAGGATCACCCAAGACTTCACCTTTATTAGTAAAAAGTAACATTTCGTACTTTTGTACAATAACTCGAACAGCATCATCGGTTATTATCCTATTAATAGTCCATCTAGGATGTCCTTCATATCCAATATAAAAATCTCTAAAATCAAATTCTGCCATATAAATTATAAATATTTATAGAGTTCATTTGGTAAGTCCCATTCAGATATTCCCAAAAGTCTCTTTATTGATTTAACAAATTTTTTACGATCCTCTTCATTCCCATAAATAAGTTTCTCCAACTCTATGATTTGATTATATCTCTTTTCTGAATAGTCATTTTTATACATTTTTGTACCATCTATTAAATCTTTAGCTGCCACAACAAATCCATCGGTTTTGTTCTCGTTAAAAGTTGAAAATTTCCTAATATGTTTCATAAAACTTGTTTTTTTTATATATTAATTTTCTGGATAGACAATTGGTATTATTGCTCTTATATATTGTTTACTTGTTAAATTTGTATAAGATTCTAACTCTCGTATATCCAATACTCCTTTAATATCATAATTTCTTCTTTGTGTATATGTTGACCCATATCCATTATCAGATGTAATTTCAACTCTAATAAAAGGATCTATATTTGAATCAATCACAAAATTATATGGTAATAAATTGTTAGCCTTTCTAACTTCTTTAATATGTTGAATAGGAACTAAATCGATTTCTTTCCATTCAGTAACATTTATCCAATTAGATATATCAACATTTGGAGATACACTAGATGTCATAGACATAGTACCAGAGTACACATAAAACTCTCGATTATATTCAACAATATCAGCTACTTTATATGTTACAGAATTAGACCAAGAAGGTGTATTCTCATATTTTCTTGGATTATTAACTCTATTTTCTGGTATAACAGACTCATATAATTTATCATAGTAAATTACTCTATTACCTTGATCATATATTTTAAATGGATACCATTCTCGATAAATTTCATAAGTTGTAATATTTATTTCATATGTATCTGGCAAAGATTGAGTAGAACCGGTTCCAAAATCAATCACACAGTTATAAACAGTTGAACCATTATTTACTGGCATTAAATAGGCCTCTCTTAAATACCCAACAACTGGTGTTAATTTTTCATGAATTCTTAAAACAGTAGCATCATGTAAATTATGTTTGATATGATTTGTTGATGTTACATATGCCCTACCACTAATATCTAATATTTTGTGTGTTAATGGTATGATATTTTTCTGTAACCAAATCTTTAGACCTTGAAGTTTTTTCTGAACTTCTTCTAAAGTATATGTTAAAATATTATTACCTTCCTTATCAGTTATATCATAAGTAAGATTAAATAAATTTGTATCTTCAAATGATGGATTTGGGAAAGTATGTTTCAAGAAATCTTTATCACTCCAACCAGGAACAGATGGATCAAATATATCCGGAATCTCAACTTTAAATAATTTCAAGAATTCAGGAGAATCTGGATTTATATTTCTATAATATTCATTTAGGACTAAATCGTTATACCCAAAATAATTTATAGCATTAATTATTGATTTATAACTTCCAATATAAGGATATATTAAATGTTTCATCATTAACATTTCCTTTCTCTTAGCATTTAAATAAACCCAATCAATCCCATCCTCTTTTATATCATAATCTTTAAAAATATAAGTATCTTCTGGATTTATTAATTTACCAACATTACCAAGTTCTGTTCTATATCGAATATCTTCTATTTCGGTTTGACCCAAAACATTAAATCTACCAATCTCTTTATCCCAAACTTTAAATCTTGTTGAAAGATATGTTGTTTTACCATGATGTGGATAGTCATTTATGATTGTTGATTCAGAATGTAATTCGTCAATATCTTGGAAAAAATCTACAATAATTTCTCTATTATATACCTCTCTTATTTTTAATAGGTATCCATTATTTTTAGAAAGATATTGATCTTTTGTATTTGTTAGATCTTTAATAAATATTGCTAAATGTTGACCTATCTTTAGTCCTCTTGGTAAGTCATTAATATCATTAATAAAATTAGAGGTTGAATTTTCATTTAGTGTTATTTTACCATATCTATCATCACCATCAATTATTGTCTCAAAACGTATTTCATCCAAATTCAAATTATTAGTTGTGACTGTAAAATCTACATCCTCTTGTAAATATAATTGTAATATACTTCTCAATGCTCCTTCATCTGGTGAATTGAATCCAATAAATAATTGTATAGGTTCTGGAACACTGGATACATCATTCTCATCATCAACATGTTCTAAAGTTTCATATATTTGATCAAATATAGTTTGTTGAGCTTCTGATATTCCCCTTTTATTAGTATCTCTATTTGCTTTTCTATTTAAAACAACAGTTGGTAAGGGTTTCTCACCAGTATATGATAACGGACCAGATGTTGGTAATTGATTACCTGTAAAATCATACATAAAGAATTGTGGTACGTTATCAGAAAACCATCTCCAATAATATTTAGCATATGGTTCATTATTAAAATTCATTCTTGGACGACGAAGATAATCTTGAGTATGTAACCAAAGATATTTCTTATACTTATAATTTTCATCTAATGTCCCTAATGAATTCTCTCTTATATTCAAATAATCTGGAATATTTAAAGTAATGTAATTATTTAAAGTAACTTCAATCTCTACCACATTCTTTGGAACTGGTTGGATTGTCCAAATGCTTTTTCTTAAAGGGTTATAAGCTAATCTAGTAGATAATCCACCAATTAGGGGAACAATATGTTTTACATTACCAGTAACATTATCAACAACAGTTACTTGATTAATTCCTTGTGATGATATATAAATATCACCATCATACTGGTTAATTACTTGATACCCCCAATATCCATTAAATTGTGTATAATTAATTGAATCATCTTCTAAACTCAACGATGTTATTGTAGAATTATCTGAAGATAAACTTAAAGTATTGGTTAAGTTATTAAATAACATATCTTCAAACCCACCTGGTGTTAATAGGGAAGCAGTAGCCACCTGACCATTCATAACTTTATATAATGATGATCCCCAAACATAAATAGATTCATTTGTTGGATCATATACTATTGAATTTGTTAATCCACTTATAGTATAGGTTGTTTGTAATGTTCTAGATGATCCATCAATTCTATAAAGAGATGATCCATCTCTACCCACAGCATACATATCATTTTCAAAATCATTAGAAACGATATGATAACTCGGTAATGATAATGAATTAACTAATCCAGTATTATCAAATATTGATATTCCTAAATCGGTTGTGATATAAATATCACCATTTTGACTATAATTAATCTCATATCCTTCACCACTTATAGAATAAGTTGATATTATTTGATTGATATATGGATCTATTTTATAAAGTGAATTCTTTGTAATAGCATATAAATAGTTAGTGATTGGGTTAAATACCATATCCACAGAATATGTTCCACTATTCAATAAAATTGTTGTTGTTTGTTGAGCCGTTAGGGCGTCAAAGACCAAAAGGTCTTTCCCTAAGATATACATAGATGATACATTTGGAATGTATAATATATCAACCATATCATCAGCCCCACCTAAAGCAAATAGATTATAATTATTTACTGAATATGTATTTGTATTCATGTAATTAATACTAAAATCATTACTAAACATAGTATTATCAAACATACCAGCATTTGATGTCCCAGCTAAAAAATCAGTCGGGCATCCTGTAGCACCATACCCAATACTGAAAGCAACCGTTACAAAAGGTGATTGTTCACATAGGGAATCGGTCATTCCCCAGAAAGGACCTTCATAACTAAGATTTATTGTTTCGGGTTGCAAATATAAAATATTATATTCTTGATTTTGAAGAGGGTAGATAGTTTCATTTATACCAGTTATCATACCAGTAGCAAATCCAACTTCCTCTAAAGAATCACCATTATCTGTATTTAATTTTATCTCATTAGATGTAATAATTGTTCCTTGATTTCCTTTTGATCTTTTTAATATCTGATATAGGTTTATACCTGGTAGTGAAGACTTACCAACATTAACAATTAAATCTAATCTTTGTGTTTGTTTTTTAACTCTAAAATCTAATGATGATGCTGAATTGACAACATATATACCATAACTTTCTAATATATTTTGATGTTCTTCTACCCAATCAGATAAAGTTTGTGCAATGTCAGGAATATATGGACTTGACATAATAGTTTTTATATCATATGATCTATTATTAACTTTAATGGAAAGGAAAGATCCCATATCATTGATAGTTAATAATGTATGTTCAACATAAAAGTCAGCAGTAGACCCCACTAAAACTTCCCATTGTAATGGAACATTTGGAAATTGGGTTCTTAAATTTATAGAATTATAATATGGTGAATTATTTCCAATTGTTTGTAAAGTTGGTATAATACCTAATGTCATTAATCTTGCAAAACTCTTAGTTAACCAATATCTTAATGTCTTGTCAATAGTTCTTTGCATATCGATTTGACCCATTGAATATAAAAATTGGGTTTCAGTTTGATATACCATTTTATTAACTTTAACAATTAATCCATATTCATCTAAATCGGTAATTACAATATTATAACTATAATTTTGACTATAATCATAATTGAACTCCTTAACTAATTGTTCCCTAACCTCCAAAGCTCTTTCATAAACTAAACTAATATTACCGATTGAAGTTGTTGGTCCGACAAATCCATTATAGAAGTTAACTTCACAATAATTAGTTGGATATATTAAATCCGCTTTTAATGAAAAATTATTTAAATAAAAATCAATATCTAATGATTTTAGTTCATTCTTAAAATTTTCAACAGCCGAAGCAGCCGTAACTATTCCAGAAGCGGTGAATGTTTGCGTAAAATAAAATTTATTATTTGTCAAATATAAATCACCCAATAATAAATTTTCATTAACGGGTGATGGATTTATTGGTAGATAAGTTGGTAAATTTGACCAATAATTAGAATCATCCGGTGTTATAGATGATGTAGCTGACCAAGTATAGGAATTTATACATTGATAAATATCATTATTCCACATAACTTGATTACCAACTTGATAATATGTCGTAACAACATTTCCTTTAAAACTTTGAATAGGACTAACAGAAAATATATCTGTATTGGATACGGAGTTTTGAACTTTAAAATTAGAACCCGGTTTTAATATTTGTGGTATTGTATCACCAAACTCTAGAGTTGAATTTGATGAGTTAAAATTAAGTCCATTTTTGTAAATTAAAGGTAGGTCGGTTTTAGATATCGCCTCTATTATTAAATCACCTGTAATTTTATTAGTAATAGTATTATATTCATAATGAACAATATCAATCATCTCATTATTATCTAATGTAACAACATTAACTTCCTCAAAATCTTTAGTATTTTTATAATTGTCGTTTTTATCACTATTTACAATATTTAATTTTCTTCCAGCATATAATCGATCATAAAAACTTGGCTCATTCCAAGGTGATAACTTGTCTCTTAATGTAAAAGAGTCAATATAATCATAAATACCAATAATATTAATTGATGAAATAGATTTACCAATATAAGTTGAATCCAAATCCCAAATTCCAGAATATAAATTTGTAAACTGGAAGTTATCCAACAGAGATACAATTAAAATAGCATCTTTTTTAGCCGAAGTTACTACATAACTTTGATTTGGATTATTAAACTCCATTAAACTACTATCAAATCGTATAATAGTCCCTTTTGGAAAATAGAAATCAAAATTATCACCATAAACCCATTTAGAGTAAAAAGTTACATCATTATTAACTGGAATTACTCTTTTTATTTTTTTATCTACATAATTACCCGGATAAAAATGAAATCCCCTTTCATTAAAAAGTTGAAACTTTTTTAGTGTCATTAAATCTGGATTTTCATACTGAAAAGCTGATATATTTTCTAATAAAAATAAAGTTTGTGTTTTGAATGTATCACTAGAATTTTCATGGAAATATATGTCACCCTCATATCTTCCAAGGTCTTCATTATAGATATAATTTAAACTATTCCCTTCTTTATCAAAGAATCTTAATTCACTTTTGGGGGTTGTTGTTTCAATAAATGGTTCCACTTCTTGTGGTGATGATGTATTTAAAGATCCATCTTGGAAAGAATTTGTTATTGTTGAAACATTTCCAACCGAATCAGAATGTCCACCATCATGTCGAAATCTGAATCTATCACTCTTTACTATAGGATATAAAAGATGTTGGTTTAAACTAAACATTAATAATGATTACTTTATTTTTATATATTAAAATCAACACCTCTTAATACTAACATTTTTCTAATTTATCAAAATATGGTTTTTATTTTTAATATATAGATAAGTAGGAAAGAAAAATTTTATTATATATAGATTATAAGAAAAAGTTTTCTTAACATAAAAAATAAAAAATTAATATGGCTTTACCACATTATACTCAGTTAAGCATGGTAGGGGCGCCCGGCGGCCCAGGAACCATTCCACAAGAACCAGTTTACCAAAATCTATTTGAGATCACATTTGTATTACCTCAAATATTACAAGCTCAGGGTAGAGATCCGGTTTTAATGTTACAACAATCAACATCTATTGATTTAGGCATCACAACTAAGGATATTGGAGTTTCTGAACAAAGATATAAATATAGCACTAGAGCTTTCCTAAATGCTGGTCCAAGTGAAACAACAACTAAGCCAAGTATTAAATTTAATATCAACGTAAATGATCAAGGAGCTATGGAAACTTGGAATATTATGAGAGCTTGGTATGACTTGGGTTGGAATTCACAAAATGGTTATTTACATTATAAAGCTGATTGTATCGGGACTCTGATTGTAAATCAACACGATAAAAAAGGATTAGTTTTGAGACGAGTTACTTTCCAAAACTGTCAAGTTACAAAAGTAGCAGGTGGTCCATCATTAGATTGGAGTGGTCAAGGAATTTGGGATGGAGCTCAAGTTGATTTTGTATCTGATTACTTTATCGATGAATGGATTGATAATAACTTTACAATTCAACCTCCATTTGTGGCTGGTTACTAATATTTAAAAAGTCCGAATTTATTCGGACTTTTTGTTTAATAAATCTATCAAAAAATTAGTTTCATCTTTTATTGTAGAGAGTCTACTTTTACTTATCTCTTGAGCGGCTTTAGTATAATATTTCAAATTATCTAAAAACTTTATTTGAATAGGTAGGAAATCCTTAACACTCATCTTTAATTCGGTAGATAATCCATAGATAACTTGTTGAATAAAATTATCCTCAAATATTTGCATAACGTCAGCATCTTTAAGTACCTTCTGTGAATCAGATAAATCTTTATCTTCTATTACATATGGATATTGAGTGGCTTTGATTAGTTCTTCAATATCTGTTGTATCACCTTCTACATATTTCTTTAAAGCTTTAATAGCTTCTTTGATATTCTCATCATCTTTCTTTTCACCTTGTGAGTGATTAAAATCATGATAGATAGCGGCTAATACTAAATTTTTAATTTCCTTATTATTTAAGTCTTCTTGATTAGCTAAATAATACACATTCTTAATTACACATAAAGTATGATTAAGGTTATGGTAAGGAGCATTATTTGATTTATTATCATTTAGTAAGTTACCTAAATGATCTTCCAATTTTAACTTTTTAATTACCTCAATACCATTTAATAATTGGTATTCTTTAAATTTTTTTATTTTCATAAATTCCATTTATTTTACAAATATAGTGATTATATTTTATTTATCCTTATAATTTTCTTGATATATTTTAATCACTTCAGAAAACTCAGAAAGAATACCATTTTGAATTTTCTCATTTTCATACTTTTGTCTTTTAACATACCCTTTGATATATTCCTCATAATCTAATTGGATAGATATATCCAGAGATTTCTCTTCTGTAATCTTCTCATCTTCTGTTACTTCGTCAGACTCTTTATTAATATCATCTAAATATTCAACAGTAGCAAATCCACCAGTTTCCAAAATAGATTCAATTTTTCTTCTAATTTTTCTGGAAGAGATTAGGAGATTATTTGAGATAGTTAAATCTATCCAATCTTTTGAATCTTTTAATTGTTCTAGTTTAACTAAATCCGATTCTTGTATTACTTTAACTTTTTTAAATACGGGGGAAATTGTATTAGGGAAAAATTCTTCTTCCCCAGTATTAGTATCCAAGACAGTAATTCCCTTTTGGTCATTATAATCATTTCTATCCATCTGGAAAATAGAACCAACAAACACTACATTCTTCAAAACTTGTCGAATGTGAATGTGACCGGTGTAGGCTTTTTTAAAGTTTGAGAAATATTCAGCGTCAATTTTATCATTATTTTTATGAGCCACAGATGTTAAGTGCATTTTAGCCCCATTTAGATCTGAATGACAAAAGAGATAATGACATTTTTTATGATCATCCATTACCTTAATTTGTTCTTTTTTAGATTCAATATAAGGCATTAATAATAAACTTAAATTATTATACTCTATTTGGGTTGGTTTATCATAGATATGGACATTTGGAATATATTTAAAAGGTCTAATAGTATTAATTTCACTAGCACTGCGACTCCATAAGTCATGATTTCCAACAATTATATGAAATGGGGCTATTTTAGAAATTTCCTCTACGATTTCCATCCCATAATTAAGAAGATTAATTGGAATCACATTTCTATTATCATATAAGTCACCCAAATGAATAATAATATCACCTGGTTTAACTTTTTCCTTTAATAGTGGAATTAAAAAATCTTTGAAATATTCTTGGTGAACTTTTGTCCATTTATCAACATTATTTGGATAGCCAAGACATAAGTGGCTATCTCCTATAAGGTAAATTTTACTCATTAAAAATCTTTTCTTTTAATAGAAAAAATCAAATAAAAAGTTTAAAAAATAAAGGAGGATTAAAACCCTCCTTGATAAATAATTTAACAATATCCACCACAGTGGTCACAAATCCAAGAACCATCTTTCCAAGTGAAATTTGGTTCATATTCAATACCATTTTCTTCATCTGAAGCTGAACAATCTTCGCACCATTCCGGTTCGTACCAAGGTTCTGTTTCAGAATCATCATCTATTGTTTCAGTTAATTCACCAATTGATTCATCACCGTTTATATGACAGATACAATCTTTACAATGACAAAAACATTCAGTTGTATCTTTTGTACAATTACATCTTTCACAACAACCACAAAAACTAGTTGAGAATGATTCAAATGTCATTAAGTATTTCTTATGTGGTTTAATAAAATCTTCAGCATCCTTTTCTTTAATATCATCATCTTGTGTAGTAGAATTAAAATTATATTTAAATTCCGGTTCGAATGATTTTATATCCACACCACCTTGAAATTGTTCTTTATCTTTGGGAGTTTCTTTGGGAAGGGAGTCTGGATGGGATATCACATGATTCTTATCAATTTTATTCTTTTTAGCTTCAAATTTTTTCATAAAAATTTCTATTTTTCTTATATATTAAATTTAAATTATTAAAAATGTTAAAGAGGGAGGACGAATTGATTACTATATACTTAAAAAAGTAAATAGAATGAAATGTCAGTATAGAAATTGTTGCAATGATGTTGGTGAGGGTCGTTCAGATAAAGTTTACTGTCAAGAAAAATGTCGAAGAAATGAGAAGAAATATCGACAAAGGGAAAGAAATAAAAAGAGGAAAAAAGTAAAAACGAATATATAAAATAAAAAATAAACATACTTTATGAGTAGTAAAAAAGAAATGTCAGAAGAGGATTATTTAAAACAACATCTGATGCAAAATGAAAATAAAAATGATCGTGATATGTATCAAGTGATTGAGAGTGGTCCATCTAATACCAGAACCACCGATCTTCAATATATGAGTGTTGATATTCGTCAACTACCCTGTGGTCAATTTTATCCAAATGGAACAACTCTTTTAATAAGAGCCGCTCAAGTTAAGGAGATTCAATCTTATTCAATGGTAGATGATAATAATTTTTACGATGTGATAGAAAAGATGAATGATATGTTGGCTTCTTGTGCTAGAATTAAATTTCCAGATGGAAAAATGGGCACATTTTTAGATATCAAAGATCAAGACAGACTATTTTTAATATTTATGATCCGAGAATTAACATTTCAAAATGGTTCTTCTTTAGGAGTTAAAGCCAAATGTACTTGTGGTCAAGATTGTGAGATAGAACTAAAAAGAGCTAATTTTAGATTCCATGTTTTAGATGAGAGGTTAAATGATTTTTATGATAAAAAAACAAACTCATTTTACTTCAAAACAACCAATAATAAAGAATTCTCGTTAACTCCACCAACTATTGGTTTACAGAAATCTTTTACGGATTATATAATTAAGGAAAATGCTGAAAAATCAAAACCTAATATGGCTTTTTTAAAAATCATTCCATTTATGTTAGAAGGTAGAAATAATATCACTAACGAAGGAATTAAAGCTAAATTGGTTGATTTTGAAAACATGGACGATATTTCTTTTCAATTTTTAAATAGTGCTGTCAGTAAAATGACATTTGGTATTAAAGAGTTGGTTAAAAATTGTGGTTCGTGTGGCCTGGAGGTCCGCGCAGATATGCAGTTTCCCAACGGAGCGTCAGGTATTTTCGTTATTCATGATGCCTTTGAGACCTTTATTAAAAAATAAACTTCTTCTTCAAAAACATTACCATGTTAATGAGAAATCAATCGATGACTGGCCATATTGGATGTTTGAGGAAAATATCAGTATTGTTAATGAACTAACAGATGAAGAGGAAAAACAAAGAAAATCAGAAGAGGAGAAACAAAAATCAACAATGCCTAACTTCAATCCAGGATCGTATATGAAAGATATGGGAAGTATAGCAAGTAAATTTAAATAATAAAATCCTCTTCGGAGGATTTTTTATTAATAAAATAATTAATAAAATGTCTAGAAAATCATCAATCAATAAAATTAAAAGAGATAACTCCAAATCAAAAAATATAGAATCTGCTTTATGTATGTATCTATATGAAAAATCACACTCACCCATCACCACCAAATTTACTGGAATGGGTTTAAGTGAATGTGATGTTATATCCATATCTAAATCTGATTATATCTATGAATATGAAATAAAAATAAGTAGATCTGATTATAAAAAAGATTTCATTAAAGAAAAACATACTCTAATTATTAATGAAAAATTTACTCAAAGTAGAAAGGGTGAGTTGGAATACTTACTACCCAATTATTTTACCTTTGTAACTATTAAAGATCTTATACAAGTTGAGGAGGTCCCAGACTATGCCGGACTCATTTATATTAATGACGATTTATCATTTGAAGTGATTAAAAAACCCAAACTATTACACAATACAAAAGCAAATGAAAGTTTAATCAGAAAAATTGCCCATAATCTATCTTGTAAACTAATATTTAATAAAATAAGTTAAATATTTAATATATAGAATTAGATGACTTATCCATTATTTAAATTAGTAAAAGGTTTATGATACATTCAATTTTCAACGAAAATGATAAAAACTTCAAATTATCAACATTTAGAAAGATAACATACCTCCTAAATAAAATTAGTTTATTTTGTGATTTTGCCTTTACCGATGAAGATGGTTATAATAGACATTTAAATCCTGGTTGTGTTGATGTTATTTTCCACCATATAGAAAGTGGTGATATACATTTGAGAATCAACATACATAGTTTAGAAATAGAATCCACCCCAGAGGTTGAAAAATATATTGATCTAATTAAGTCAATTATCTATAATAAAATTGATTATATTCAAATAGATCGAGAAATTAAATTAATATCTATTTTAGATTAAGTTTTGTAAACCCATTTCTTTAATCCACAATCCCAAACTTTATAAGAACCAACATCCTCAATCATTATATCCGATTCACTTTTACTAGGATCGTATCCATCTTTAACCAATCGATCCTTTCTATAATTTGATTTATGACATCTTTTTTTATTAAGAACCCACTTATAATTTATTTTAGTTTCATTTATAAATTCAAATCCCAATTTCTCATATAAATCACCGGTAAACATAGAGTTATCAGAATAGCTGGTAATCTTCACCGGTTTATATTTATTGATAAAATATTTAAAGATCCTAGAAGCACCACCAATAACATTGGTATTTAATAAATTACAAAATCTAACCAACTCAAAATCTCCTTTATTTTTGGAGAAACACATTAAAGATATTAAAATATTATTATGATATAAACCTATTTTAATATTAGATTTACAATTTCCTAAAATATGATTTTCTTCTAAAAATTTAGAGGATTCTTTAATTGATACATCTGAAATAATACATTTTCTAGCAAATATTTTATTTTTAGTAAGTGATAGTTTATTCAAAATAATAGACTTGATAATATCATTGTTATAAACCCAATCATCTTCCCAAATATGTGTTAATTCTATCCCAGACTCTTCACATTTTTTAGTTTTAATATAATGATAATTTTTACCCTTTTGATCTTCTGAATGCCAATATAAACCATTAAATTCAAAAGCTAAGTCATCATCTGGTAAGTATATATCCAATTCGTATGGATATATAATTTTCCTATTAGTAATAATAGTCTTATTATAAACACTTGATATAAACTTAACAAGTTCCATCTCTGATCCAGATTTACTACTATTAATTGGATTACAATTTGTACATATAGTTGTTTTACTTTTAAAACGATGATGGAAGTCTTCACGATTTATCTTGAAATTAGATCCACAATCTACACACGAAATCTGTATCTCTCTTTTAAATTTATCATAATCAATAGATATCAAATTATAGTTAGTATTTGTTAATTTATTTTCTATTATATTAGATATCTTTTTATTCTTAGTTAAAATTGATTTATTTATTGATTTATTATGAATTTCTTTATTCATCCAAGGATGTTCAACTCCATATTTCTCAACTGATGTTTTCTTAAAATTTTCTTTATAATCACTTTTTTTAAAAGATTCAATTCTTTTTTTGAGAATAGTTTCGTTCTTACCAGGATTATCAACTCCCCAATTTTTTAATAGAGTTTCTTTTGATTTATTCCTAATATCTGTGTTAGATTGTGGTGAATTACCACCATATCTTTCTTGATTTGTTTTAATAATTTTTTCTTTGATTTGTTTTGATTCAGCCGGAGTTTTTGTTCCAAACTTTAATATTGATTTTTCTTCCTTTATTTTTTGAATATTTGGATCACTACCAATGCATTTATTGGAACAATATTCTCTATATCCCAATGTACTATTAATATAATTAACTTTATTATCACAATTTGGATTTTTACATAAAGGAGTGGAATTTAAACTATTTAGAAATAAATATACCTTCTCTTTAAATGGTATATCCATAATATTATTAGAGTTACAATAATCAATTATTACCTTATATTCTTCTGTATATGTCTTAGAAACATATGATTCCTTTGACATTCTACCAGATGGATCTGGTTCTTTGAATATATTTAAATTCATATACAATAGTTGTTTTTACATATATATTAAACACACCTATCTTTGTTTAATAAAAAACCCTCAATTTCTTGAGGGTTTTTAAATTTTATTCTAATTAAAATTAGTCTGTGATAAATCCACCAGACTGAATTGAACCAGTTCTTAGGATTGTTACGTTGTTCACGATGATACCCATTCCGCGAATTGGTTCCACAAACGTGTCCAAAACACCAATTTGGTTATCGATGATTTCTTGAGTATTGTTTTCTTCATCACACTTGTTAAAGTAGTTGAATAAACCTTGACGAGAAACATATTTCTCACAAATAACATCAGCTCTTAATTTAATTTCAGCTCTGATTTCTGGAGTATTAAATTTCCATTGGAAATCAAGTAACATTGCTGCTAATTCTCTTTCTAATTCAATTAATACTTCTCTAACGTGGATATAAGAAAGAGCTGATTTGTATAATACTTGAGCAGTATTTTCAGTTTCTATCATATAACCTCTATTACGTTTGAATGTAATAGGATTCATTTGAGCTTGATTTAAATATTCAATATCTTGTGGGGTGAAATCCATTTCGATACCAGCAATATTTGTTACCTTACCATTAGTTATACCAGCCGCAATTGTCCAAGGAACAATATTTGAGTTGGTTGAGTTATGTTTTCTCATATATGTAATACCGATATAGGCAGATGGCGGAACATCAACTGGTCTACCATTATCATTTACAGTTACATATGGAGTAAAGTAACCAGTTGCAGAAACTCCTTTTCCATCACCAAATGAATATAAGAAGGCTGGGTTAGCTTCAATATTTCCACCAGCGGCAACATATTCAAGTTGTAATACTCCTTCTTCATTAACAAATGAAGGTGAACTTGAATTTTTAAATTGTTTCATACTTGGCATATTTAATATACCAAAACAATCTAATCTTTCTCCACAAATATCAACTAATTGTTGTTTTGATCTTTCGGTCAATCCTAAACCAAATCCATCAATTAAGTATCTGAAATCGAATGCTTCCTTGTTAGTTAAAGCGTGGAACATTGGAGTTCCTTTAGCTGTTAAATTAAGGATATCATTTTGTTTTTCTTCAGTACCATCTGGTAAAGATTCTTGACGAATTCTAAATCCTTTAAGGCTAATAGCTTTGTAAGTTGTTACATAATTATCAAATGTTGAATATCTGAAAGTTTGTTTATCACCATTAAAATCAGTAACTTTAATAGTAGCATCACAAGTTATTTCAACCAATGAAGAATCACCACTCCATACCTTTTTAGAAAGTATTCTTGTTAATTTCTTCGGCATTTGATCTGGCATTAAAGAATTTACATCATAATCAGCTTCCAAGTAATCACCAGTTTTAATTTCCGTATATCTACTTCCTCTAACTAATATTTTATTAGCTACTGGGATCCAATTAGCTGGTTGTTCAATTTCAATTGCTTGTTTATAATTTGAATCAAATGAACTAACATAGATTCTATTATTAGATGCCAACCCGTTACCAGCAATATCGATACTAGCTAATGGTTGAGGAGCTGTTAATAAATAATCCTTGAAGGACATTCTTAGATTCAATTCACTATCAATATAAACTTCAATATAAGCCGGAGCATCGTCAAAGTTTGGACTATAAGCAAATAGATTTAATACATCCAATGTTTCTTCTGAAGTATTTTGAGCTACTTCATAAGCGAAATATTTATAATCTGTATTATCAAAGAAGTCATAAACTCCATTAGAAGCGGTTGCTAATTGGAAAGCTCTACCAGTTAATGCATCACCACCAGCAGTTGTTGGTTGGTAAGGGAAACCAGTATTAGCTGGTGTTAAACCTTCATCAACTTTTGTTGTAAATACACCAGTATTACTAACACCTTTTATTAAGAATTGATATCCAGATAAGTTATTAACTTCATTAAAATATCCATTATTAAATGATTGCATTCCATCTGTTTGACTAACTTTAAATACAATGTAATCATACCCTGCTATAGAAGCAGTAGCTGATTCACCCGGTACAAATATAGCTTGAACTGGAGAGTAGTTTGTTTTTTGATAAATAACATCACCACTATTAATCAAACCATCATTATATTTAGAATATAATGTAGAATATTTAGCTGCAACACCTATATCACCAGCATCTGGTATTTCATTTTTAGTTACAACACCATTTTTACCAATCAATTGTTCATCATCTAATTTATAGAATGCTAATACACCAGAATCAACGATATTTTGTATATCAGATGAGTCTAAGAAATAATTCTCAACATAGTCATCTTGTACATAACTATTAACTGTATTATTTGTATTTGGAGTTGTAGCAATTACAAATGATTTATTTTGTGTTGTTGAAGTTACAATATCTTTAACAACTATACTAGCCATTGATAACTTAACAGTATCAACCATAGGATCTAATAACATCACACCTTTAGAAGTAGATGATGTATTGATATATGTTAACATAGCGTTAAAGTGTTTAATCTTTCTAGCAGTTTCGTATTTACTTAAATTTAAACTTTCATTTGTATCTAAGTATTCAACTTTAAATGATCCAGCTGCTTGAGAAGCAGTTGAGAAGATATAATCAGTACCATAAGAAAGTGGAATATAAGCTAACTCACCACCACCAGTATTACTATTAATAGTAACATCGGTCATCGAACCACCCACAAAATTACCATTACAAACACTAAATGATGCGTAACCAAATACTATATCAGTAGATGCTACATTTGGTTGTGTGTTTGGAGTAACTGTTTGAACAACTTTAACATTACCAGTTGTATCTAATACATAAGCTGCTCTATATGATTGTGTTATACCTGTAACTGGGAATGATGTAGCTGATAAGTTCAATGAGAATGTGCCACTAATATTAACCAAGTTACCACCAATAACAGCATAACCATTATTTGATGTTTGGTCAACAGCATAACCAACTGATAAACTTTGAGATGCTACAGTGAATGAAGTTTTGTAAACATCATTTACATAACCTTCATTATACCACCAAGTTCTATTACCATCATTTAAGTATCCAGATAAGAAACCACCCAATTTATTTGGATTGATTAAATTATCTTTAAAGTTATGATTATTTGGTCCTAACATAGATTGAGTACCAAAAAGGGCAATTACGTTACCAGGTCTATCTAAAGATCTGTTTTCAAATCCGGTAGTTTCGGTAATATTTTCTTTATAAGATAAGAAATTAACATTAAATTCACCATCAGCTGAACCATCAGATCCATCCAATGAACCATAATATGTTTCATCATTAGTTGGAGGATTTACATTTAATGAATCACCAACTAAGTTATTACCAATTAAATCAACTAATCCTTTTGGATAGTCTGTTTCAAATAAATCTATATTAAAAGCACAGAACACACCGTGTTTATCAGTATCTCTATTGATAACAGTTTCAATGAATATATTAGCACCATTACCATCTCTGAAATATGGAATTAAAGAAACACCTTCAACTGCTGCTAATGTTGTAACATTTCTATCATTTGAGAAGTTTCTAACTTGTTCTTTTCTCAAACCAGTTGCAGAGAAGTAGTTAGAATATCTAGGATCAACTGATAAATCTTTATAATTAGAGAAATCACCAGCCACTACTAAAACATCGACCAAATAATCTGATGCTAAATCTGTTGGATAAACATATGGAGGCATTTTCTCAATTGAACCATACCACTCTAATAACGATCTATCAAATCCTACCTTTTTAGATTTGAAACAGAATATAGTTACATATCTATCAGATAAATTTGTGAAATTCAATAATCTTTGTTCATAACCAGCATTTGATTTAGTTATATTTATGAAAGATTCAGTATCTCTTTTCCAGAAACCAGTAGTATCAAAAAATCTTCTATATGGGGCTAATCTCTCAACATCATTTTGATAAGAAGTAGCTGAAGAAAGATTTTGATATTCCAATTGGTCTAAGTTATCATCTGTTAATAATAAGTTAATAGCATAAACAGGAGAAGCTTCCAACATCTTCGAGATTGTTCTATGAAAGAATGATCCCTTTCTTTCCAATTGTCTATCCAATTGTCCAAAGATTCTTTCCAAATCCCCAGTATTAGTTAAACGGATTGGTGTGTTTACAGGACCTTTCTTAGATACACCAATAACTAGGTTTGTAATCCCATCAACAGTAGGGCTAGTAATTTGTGATTTATCAAATTCTTCTAAGAAGATACCTGGTCTTTTGTATTTACCAATTTGAATTGTCATATTGTTTTAATAATTTTTTGTGTCGTTATTATATATAAAATAAAAAAAACCATTTTTTTCCATTTTTCAATAATTACTAACTTTGTGTGGTATTTTTTTCAGCTTCCACTGCCTTATCTAAATTTTTTGAAACAGAAAACTCAGTTTCTAATTCTTTTTTTTCTTGGTTATAGATATTTTCCAATTCTTTTTCTTTATCCATTACCGATTTATTATAATTATTTTGTAATTGTCGATAAGTACTTAATTGATCTTGAAGACCTTTTATCTTCTTTTGATTTTCATCAATTTCTTCTTTTTCAGTTGGTTTAGAATCAGATAATGTTTTAATCTCGGTTTCTGTTTTCTTTATTTTTTCGGAGGTATCTTGCCATTTTTTTCTTTGTTCAATAATAAAAAGAAGGTATGACATTATAAACTCATTTACTGTTTGATCTGAACCATTAGTTACCAAATCTTTAAATGGACTTTTTGATAGATCATCCTTTTGTAGAGTTATAGATTGCATATCACCGGTTTTTAAAAAGTTATCAACTCTAGTTGGGATTTGACTCTTTTTACTTTTATAATCATTCCACCTTTTTTCCAAGGCGACTTTTTGATTATTAACTTCCATACTTTTTGTTGGTTCTGTTTGTTCTTTAAACAACTTAAATCCTTTGATATATTTCATGATTTATATATTAAATAAAAAATCCCATATTTTTGTATGGGATTTTTTATTTTATTTTTGTAGTTCTTTTTTACATCCTTTAGTAAAATCATTATCAATATTAAATGTCTTTTTATCTTTTAAATATCTTTTAAATTTTATAATTTTATTTATTTCAAATTTAAAATCTTTTACTTTTTCTTGTATTTCAAATCTACCTCTCGAATAAATATCTGTTACATTTGTTAAAGAAATTCCTTTTTTATCAAAATTAATTTCACAATAATATATATTAGTATCTGGATTTTTATTTGATATAGAATATCCATCAATTTTAATCCAATCATCTCTATCAGAAATTATACCCCAATAAGGGTAGTTGTTTTTGTTATTCTTTCCATTATTACCTGAAATGTATAAATATATACTATCAGATTGTGGAAATTTAATTTTTAAATCACCCTTTTCCAATTCGATATTACTTCTAATAGAAAACCTATACAATCCCTTATGTTCTGTTTTGGATATTTCAGAATCTACCCACTCCCATTTAGAATCTAATTTAGTTTCATTATCAGATTTGTTTCCTGAACTCTTTTTACCATCTTCAGAAAAAGAAGATGCTGTCTTTTCATCCATACCTAAGTGTGATCTTAAATATGTTGATTGAGCAGATCCACCAATTTGTAGTTCTGGTTTTTCTAAACTATCAATCATAAATTTCTTTAAAGGACTAACATTCTCTCCTTCTTTATCCTTAGCAATACTACCATCTTTCTTTTTAATCACAGCATTTGATATTATATTATCATATTTATTGATAATATCCAAAACACCATCATTCCATTTATCAAAAAGTGATATTCTTCTAAATGGTCCAGATCCAGGATTTTTTGGATCAACTCCTTCAACACCACCGTTTCTATCTACTTTCTCCCAATCTTGTGCTCTACTATTTGATATTCTACCATCTGATCTAGAAGAAGGTATTCTTTGTTTAATAAATAATCTAGAAGCATCTTTAAATATCTGAACTATTTTTAAAGAGTCAATTGGAAACTGTTTAATATTTTCAATTTTTTCATCATTTTCTGATAAACTAGCAACATCTACTTTAGTGTCTATCTTTTTTAAGTTGGATATTACCCCACTAGCCCTATTAGAATCCCATTGAAATTCTTCTTTAATAAGAATTGATTCATCCAATTTTAACTTAACTATTTTATCCTTTATATTTTGATCATTAATGTTTATTCTACCATCTTTAACTAATTTAAGAAAATCTGATATCTCTTTAGATATTTCTGAAACTTTCTTAAAATCAACAAATTTAGATTTATCACCTTTTGTCAAAAAATTTGCGGAATCTATTATTGTATATTTAGGATTTTTATAAAACTTTTTAATTTCTATAAAAATACTTTTAAGATTTCTTTTCATTAAATCCTTTTCTCTTTTAATAAGAACTTTAAATTGATCATAATTATTAATACTCTCATTTATAGAAAAATATTCAGAAAAATCATAATAGCTCTCTACAACAACAGTATCGATAATAGTCTTAAAATCTTTTAATGAAGTTTCAATATTGCCAATAGAGGTATCTGATTCACTATCAACTTTATCATCTAATAAGCTTTCTATAAATTTTCTATCATCATCATTTAGTTTATTTAGAACATTATCAAATTCCACATTTTCTGAAAGTCTTTTTACACCTTCAATATCACCCTTTTCTAAATATCCTATCAATCTATCAATGATTGGTTTCTGCTTAGCTTTATCAGATGATTCTTTTATTTCTGGTACATTCTTTTCAACAGTTTTTAAAGCTTCGACATTTATTGTATCTTCTAACTTTTTTAAGAGATCACCAATCTTTTTATTATTATAAGTATCTGATACTTTTCTACCAACAGAGGCAAACATACGACCAACCAATGAATCTCCCCAACTAATATCATTTTGGAAAACTTCTTCATTAACTCTTTGATATTTTAGATTTTCTAAATATTCTTTGGGTCCTAAAACTCTCATATATTACAATTATATTTATTCTATATATTAAATTTAATTTCTCAAAAAAACTTAAAAAATCCAGTCTTGTTAAAATATTATAATTAAAAAAGAATATATACTACAAATGATTTAATTATTTATGAAGTATAGATCTCTAATTTTTAATAATACTAAATATACTACCCAACATCAAATAGAAAAAATACTTAGAGATTTAAAATTTTTTTGGTTAATTGATGCTGAAATTGAAGATGCTGAAATTGAAATAAAAAATAATACTCTAATTTGGCACAATGGGATTTTTTTATCTGGTCAATGGATTTTTGGAATTTTCAGAAATGGAAATTTTTATGGAAATTTTATTAATGGTATTTGGGAAGATGGTCAGTTCAATGGGACTGGTAAAATATCTTCTTGAAATAAAAAATAATTAATTATTGTATGAAAAGAAAAAAAGTAGAAACTAAGAGAGAATTTAATATTCTTTTTTCAGATACAATAAAAATAAATTATGAAGATAATAAATATTTATTTGAAATAGGATCAGAAATTACATATGATTTACCAGAAGCTATATCAATATTATTAAAAAGTGTTAAAAAGAATGACCCAATATGGGATTTGGAAATAAAAGATATCAATTTAGAAGAAATTGATCCCAAAAAGTGTTTATATTGGTTAACTGGTGGGAAGATGGAGTGGGAAGAATCAAATAACTATAAAAAATATTGGCATGATTGCCTTTTTGATTTTCAGGAAGAGTTTGGTTGGTCCATAATTGAGATTGTAAAATTCGCAAAAACATTCGGTGATATTAGAGAGGGATTTTTAAGAAATCTAAATCTACCAATATTATATAACTTTGCATTATCAAAAAATATAGCATAAAGTAAAAAGGACGTTTAACGTCCTTTTTTTATTAAAAGTAAAAAATTATTTTTAATATATAGATTATATGAATGCTCATTTTATAGACATAGATACTATTTTAGTATCCGATCAAAAAGCTTGGATTGTTTCAAAAGATAATCCAAAAAATCCACTTATCAAGATAGAAATTCATGAGTTTAATTTATATAAATCCGGAATTTATAAAAGTCAAGGAAATAAATTAAATTTTAATGGTAGTATATTCTATTTACCAGAAATCTTTATGAATAAACTAAAAACAATTTGTCGGAAAAATAAATTAGATATCAGCAATCTTTCAATATCTATGCAAGAATTTATGGATTCGGAAAGGATATCAGAATCACATTTTGAAATAGACATGGATCCTTTCCAAAGTATAATTAATACTGATGATAAAATATATTTAATTGCCTCTAAAAACAAAGAAAATGGATATGAAAAGATCCTTAAAAAATTAGATGAGAAAATCCAAGAAATTGGTCTCCAAATATCAGATGTTTATTATTTAAGTGAAACTTTCTATAATAGACAAGATGATGAAATTTCATACTTGAAGGTTAAAATATTATTACAACATTTAATTGGTTATAAAACAACTGGTAATCAATTTACCAATGAAGAGATATCTGAATTTGATACTATTTACTATTATGATAATGATTATAAACCGATAAACTTATCACATAAAATAAATGAAGTTTTGGAAAAATTTTTAGTCAATTCCAATGATATATCCAAAGTAATTAAAGATAAAGTAAGAGATGTGGAGAAAAGATTATGTGTTAGGGAAGTTACTCCTAATAAGAGTCAAAAAATAATAGAAAAGAATATAATATTAAAAACATCAAATATTATTAAATCTTTTGAAAACTTTAAATTTAAATTATAAAAATAAAAAACCCAGTCTAAACTGGGTTTTTAAATTATATTTCATCTTCTGTTTCACCTTCTTCTGGAAGCTCCTCAGTTGATTCTTCTTCATCTTCTTCCTGAGATTGACCTTGACCTTGAACTTGTGATTGACCTTGACCCTGAACTTGTGATTGACCTTGACCTTGAGATTGACCTTGACCTTGAACTTCCTCAAAATCGTCTTGGACTTGTGATTGTGCATCTGTTTGAACTTGAACTTGACCTTGATCCTGAACTTGAGGTTGAACTTGAGCTTCTTGTCCTTGACCCTGAACTTGAGATTGTCCTTGTCCTTGACCTTGAGCATCACCTGTTAAAAAACCAGATGGGATCTTATCAACATTTAAAAACTCTAAGTTAATATACTTAACAATTTCTTCTGCAATATCAACATCTCCGAAAAATTGTCTTAAATTTTTACCAGTTGTATCTTTTACTTTTTTCACGTATGAATTGATTAAAGATTGTGGAATATCAACCATAGTTCTAACTTTATAAATATCATTAACTTGAAGAACTGATTCCTTTATAATTTCATCTCTTCTTTTTCTATTTTGATATTTTTCAAATGTTTTAATATGTTTCATTTTATGGAATATTTTTTATTATATATTAAGTTCAAAAACTCACTTTTTTATATTTTTTTAATTATATATAATTAAAAAAGTTTTTATGAAAATTAGTTTAAATAATCATTATTGTGAATATGTTCTAATAGAGTCTGCTAGTGGCAGTTATCAGATTTGTAGAGGTTGTGGAAAAGTAGTATTAGTATTTAACTAATGACCTACAATTAATAAAACCACAAATCCAACAGTTGCTAAAACAGTTCCACCAAAACCGAGGGCTGTTTTCATCTTTTGTTTTCTAAGATCACTCTTTAGTCCACTTATTATCTGATCTTTATTAGATAGTTCTTGATTATTAAGTTGATCTTTTTTCTTATAATCCTCTATCTGATTTTGTAGATTACCAATCATATCCCTTTGAAGATCATTTTGATTTTTTAAATTCTTAATATCTACCTCCAATATAGCTATTTTATCACCCAACTTATTAATAACAATAATATAACTTTTTTCAACATTATCACAGTCGATTGACATCTTACGATAAAGTTCTAAGAGTTCTGTATTATGATCCAATCTTTGACATTGTTCAATTGACATAATAACACCAATTGTATCATTATCAACTATATAATATTTTGGTAAATTAAGGGTATCGGTTTGAGCTTTTAATACTAAACTAGATAGTATTATAGTCATTATTAATATAATCTTTTTCATAAAATTATTTTGTTTTTTCTCGGAGAGAATTTAATAAATTATCACCGTTTTTATAATTTGGATTCTTTTCCAATTCTTGTATTTTTGCTCTTGTTTTATTTAATTCGCCTTTAAGATGACTCAAATTATCATTCGCTTTTTTAATTTCAATATCTTTTTCTCGTAATTTTTCTTGTAATATTTTTTCAGATTCTTCTAACTCCTTCAATCTATTTTCTTTTAGAATATAATCATCTTGAAGTTTTCTAAGATCTTGATCAATTAGCTTTTTTTGAGCTTCGATTTCTCGATTTCTTTTTTCCAATTCTTTAATTTCCTTCTTATGGTTACTTCCACCCAAAAAGAAATTACCTAACATACCCAACAAGGCTACTGTTAGTATTATTATCACAATTGATTTTAAATCTATTTTCATAAAAATTTGTTTTTATTTTTTTAAAAACGTAAATTTGTTTTTATATATATCAAAAAATAAAACTTCCTTAAAAAATTTAATATATAAATATTATGATACAACCAAAAACATTAGAAAAAACACAAGTTGAAGAAATTATCTCACAACCATATGTATTGATTCTCTGCAATGATGATTACAATACATTTGATTGGGTAATCACCTGTCTGATAAAAATATGTGGTCATGAATCTACCCAGGCCGAAAATTGTGCTATGATAGTACATTATAAAGGTAAATGTGATGTTAAGTATGGATCAAAAGAGGAAATTGAAAAAATGAAAGAACAACTTAAATCTGCTGGTCTGTCTGTTAAAATGGAAAAGAACTAATGGAAACACTCTACACATTTACACAATTAGCTTGCTTTTCTATATTTTCTCTATTAATTGGATTTTGTATAGGGAATATATTTCAAATTATATTTGGAGGAAAGCTTTAAAACTTTCCCTTATTCATATTATTCATCATCTTTTGATGGTTTAAATTCTGGCGACGAATATTCAAAAGTTGTGAGTAATTTAAACCTTCAACATATTCACCATTATTTATTAACTGATTAATATAATTTTTTACTTCTGTATCTTTAATCAAAGGTAAAAACTCATCACAGATTTGCTTAAAATCCTTTTTCCCAAAGACTGAACACAAGTTAACAACAGTCATAACAGTGTCATCATGAGCTGAACCATCAGCGGAATAAGTAACATTACCAGCCGATGTTATATGTTTAATAAATGTTGTTATTTCATTTATATTATCATTATTGTTAATAATAACAGAATTTTCATGCATTCTATCTTGATAGTCTTTAACTAATAGATTTTTATTATCACCAACTTTTAATCCAATCTTCTCTTCTATTGCATCAGCTCGATGTTTATATTTGAAAAAGATAAAAGAACCGTAATCATTATTACCATCAAATAAATTTGGTAAATGTGCCAATAATTCATGTCCATAAGCATTTATCTCCAAAACAATCTTAACATTTTCAGGATCGAAGTATTCAAAAGCTAAAACATATAAAATCTCGGATAATTGTTGAACAGAAACAAGGTTTGATCTATACATACCAATCTGAACCAATTGAAAACAATCTACAATTGATTTATAATTCTTTTTCTGCATCTCCATTAAAGTAATTGGTTTAGGAACTAATTTAAAAATATTAATTATTGAATAATCCTGACCTAAACCCTCAGCAGTATCTACTGAAAATACAACTTTCATATTTTTTCTATCTAATGGATTATAAATATCCGGATTTTGATTCCATTTTAAATCTAAATATGAAAACTTAATTCGATTATCTAATTCATCTATTGGTTCCCATTCATATGGATCTTTACCTTTAGTTAATTGATCAATCAATCCCTCACTCAATAAACTTCTAGATGAATTTATAAACCTCAAATCATATTCTTGGTTAAAAGCTTCTTCACCACCAATATCTTTAATTGTTTCCTTTTTCCAAGTTGTTATTTCCGCAATCTCCGGTATTTTAGCACCCTTTATTTCTTCCCGAATAACATCATCTTCTGAACAACTTTCATTATTGAAAACATTAACCACCCATTTTTTTAACTCATCATTATAATATAACTCACTTTTAGTATCTGGAAACTTTTCTTGATAGTGTTTCAAAACATCTTCCGGATTTATACCATAACTCAAACATTTATCTTTACTTAATCTAATATATGAAACAAATCTTTTCGGAACCTGCCACCAATAAACTCTTTTAGCAATATATGATGATTTCTCACCTTCCGGCTTCTCAGCCTCAATCAACAATTTATGAAATAAATTAATTCCATTTGGGGTTGATGTGATAATAATCTTTGAGTTATCAATATTTGATACAGTTGGGAAAACCGATTTATAAAATTTATCTGCTATATTGTCCGGTAAATAAGCAAACTCATCCAAATATAAAAAGTCAGCTGTTTGACCAATAGAAGCTGTCTTAGTTGTAGCAAATCCTTTAATTCTACTCTTATTTTCAAAAACCATAAATTTTTGATTCCAGTTTAAAATCCCCTGCTGTAAAAAGAATGGAAGCCTTTGGTAAATCTCTTTCATTTTATCCAAAACCTCAACCGCCGTATCTAATTTATTAGCCGTAACTAAACAGTTCTTATTATTATTAAATAAAACAAAATGTAAAATCATTATAGATGAACAAACAGTATTATGTGATAAAATACCATTAGTATAGTATCTCATATTTGAATCATCAATTGACAAATCAAACATTGAACTTTTAAAGTTTAATTTCTTAACACTTTTCACTTTAACTAAACCTTGATCAGTCCATATTTCATCACCTTTATTTAAATCACAAACTCTGATAGTTGAGTAATTAGAGTCAAAAACTAAATGATGATCAGCTGCTCTTAATTGATATCCATTATCTAATATCAATAAATAATGAGTAAATGGTTGAGTTAGATTTATTTCACTAGCATTAACAAAACCAGTATCAGATTTAACTTTAATTCTAGTTGATATAACATTTATCACCTTTTTATGAATATCATCTTCATCAAGATCTCGATTGAAATACTCAAAGTATTCAACTATCTCAATTAATCTACGAATTAAATATATTGTTATATTTGTAAGAAATTTAAACATAATTTGGTTATTTTTTCTGGGTTCTTTCTATAGTCAGACTCCCATATATTAAAATTATCTGGCTTCCTGTTAAGTAAGAAAGCTAATTTTCCAATTTAGAAAGAAAATCGTATAAAAATATCTTAACTCTTTGTAATAATGTAAGTCCCTTTATTTCTTTAAGTGTATCATAATATAATTTACCTATTTTAATAAAAACAATATTATCACCAACCTCTATTTCTACTAACTCATTGAAACCCAGGCATTTACCAACTTGCCTGCTGGCCATTAGTATATTAAAACGGTTATTAAAAAAGTTATCCAGAACTTCTTTCTGATAGTCTCTAAGTTTTAATTTAATTGGTTCACCTTGATCACCTTTAACATAGCAATAATTTTCAGAAAAGTAGTGAATATCCATTTTACATTTAATGTATTCTTCTAATTCATTCTGTGTCATTTTAAAAGCCAATCCGGGTTTTCTAAACCCAGGAGTTCCTTCAAAAAATGGATTCATATCACCTTTAGGATAAAACCCCATATTTATTTGCTCATTAACTTCGTCAATTGCTTTAGTTGTCCATATTATTTGTTTAGTAGCCATTACACTTTTTCCTCCTGTATAACTAAGAAAGATTTTATTAAATGATTAATTAGTTTAGACTTATTAACCATGTTATCTTGGCAGTATTGTTCCAACAATTCGTTGATTTCTTTATCGATTGAAAAACCAACCTTTTCTTTTAATTTACCTTTTTTTCTTGCCATAATTATAGTATATATTTATTCTAAAAAGTGAATTTTTTCCACTTTTAAAGTTTAATATATACAAATAAAAATACGTGTATATATGAGCACTAAAAAAGAAAAAGAATCCACTCGTTTAAAAGATGAATTTGATATGATTCAAGAAGGTAGTACAAGTGATTTTGATATATCGATGCATTTAGCTAGAATGGAAGATTTACCAGATTTAGGTAGTTTGGAAGTATATGATTATGAATCGGATTTAGAGGTAGCTAAGCAAAGAGGTAGTGATGTAATTGAATCTTTATCGGATTTATATTTGGGTGAGTATCCGGGGATAAAAGAACACCCATATTTAAAGAATAAAATGCATGAGGATGCAATGGTATATGCTGAGACTTTATTTTTACAAAAGATGACTCGAAAGAATTTTCTATCACAACTAAGACAAGTTGATAATGGTGATAATTCAGCTAGAATGCATGAGGTAATAAATCAAACCATATCTCAAATTCGTGAAAACTCAAAATATGCAGCGTCTCAAAGAAATGATTTAGAAAAGTATTATAAAGATTTTAAAAATGATATGAGTGAAGTAGCTCCTAAATCGGTTGAATCCGAATCTAAGTCTGATGATGGTGGTGTGGCAATGACTGGTAAAGATATAAACGATATGATTAACAAAATGATGCAAAATAAAAAGTAGTTTTTTATTTTAATATATAGATTATGATTTATTTAAAATTATTTGAGGAATTCTGTTTATTATTAGAAAAATATATTTCTAATAAAAATATTGAGAATATTGATGGGTTAAACATACCGAGTGAAATGTCATCTACGATAGGTGATATTAAGATGTATTTTAATGTTAAATTATCTAGTGGTTATATTCTAGTTGATTTCTATCAAAAAAATAGTGATGGTAGTAAAGATTATTCAGAATTACCAGTAACTAATAGAAATGAAATGATGGATAGAATTTCTAAAATATTATCAACTGCTTATGATGCTGGAGTATTATCATTAATATCAACTAACAATAAGTATAAAATATGGGAAAAGGAAGAGGTTTTTAAGGGAATATCATTTTATCCTAAGAGAAGTTCCAGTGATCAAGAGAGACATATCAAAGATAATAAAGATTCTCAAAGAACTAAATTATATACTAGGTTTTTAAAAGATATATTAGGTGAGGTAGAAGTGATTGATGAGGGTGATTTGGTTAAAATAAATTTTAAAAGTGGTATTCATGTTGGTAATGATTCATTTTATGAGGATATTTTAAAAATCCCACATATTGAGGAAATTGTTGGTAACTATGGATTAGAAAAATATATAAAAAAGACCTAGAAAGGTCTTTTTTTTATTCAACCTCAATCTTAAAATAAATTTTTTGAGGTAAGTCCAATGTATAATATTTTCTTAAAGCTGGACATAACCAACCCTTTAGATTTAGGTTATCTATTGAGTAAAAAGATCCATTATTTAAGTCTATTCCCTTTTCTAAGAAGAAATCAAAATCTGGGAACTCAATATCGGAGAAGAATAAAGTAAATCGGTCTTTGGATTCACCATATTTATCAATTAATATTTTTTTAATTACTGGTCCCATACCACCAACAAATGGTTCCTTCACTAAACCTCTTTCTAAATCGTCAAAAGCCCAAGTTGTCCCAACTTTATAAGGCTCAATAATAAATATACTATTCATATTACAAATATAGTAAAAAAATTTAATATATACAATATGAAAATTAAATTATTTGAAGATTTTAATAATGAATCTATTTTATTTATAGTTGATGTTCAAAAATCTTTCCGAAAGTTCTTTAATGAAAAGTATTTATATGAATTGAATAAATATTGTCAAGAATTTTCCAAGGTATATCAAATATGGGATAATCATATCGACGGGAAATCGGTTGATAAAGATTATTTATATGATGAAAATCCAGATATACCAGTTCATAGTGACTTATACCATTTTCCAAATCAAGTTGATTTAATTGAGAAAAGATATAACTATAATGTTAATATAGATTTTTATAAAAAAGTACTTGATAATGAAACATATAAAAAAGTTAAAGATTTAGAAATTAATAAGAAGTTGAAAAGAGGAGATTATTTTGATACAAAGGAAGGAACTATTATTGTTTATATCGGTAACAATCATAAATGGTATCATTGTCCTAAAAAGCTATTTAATATTTTAACTGAATTAAGTGGCCGGAAAATTATAATGGTTGGTGGATCTGATAGTGAGTGTTTCTTGGATATAGAAACAACAGCAATATCATTAGGTGTTAAAATAAAAAGGGATTATAAATTTATTTATAGTGCGTCACATTGTCCAATAAAATAGTTTTTAAAAGTTAATATATAGAATATGATTAAGAAATACATAGAATTTATAAAAGAGGAATTAAATCCTAAGAAACTATCTCAAATGAAAAATGATGAGGTTTCGGATTTATTTACAGCTTCTATTGAAATAGAATTAGAGATGTTAACGGATTTAAAATCTAAACATAGTGATAAAGAATATACTCAAAAATACTTAGAGAATACTTTACTAAACATTATCAGAAATAGTATTAAAAAAGAATTGAGTAGATCTGTTATCTATACAGACTCAAAAGAGAATAATGATTTTTTAGAAGATTGTTTGTCAACTATTATTGATGTTGGTGGAGATGATGAAGAGATAGAAAGTTGGATAGATGATATTAAATCTGAATTAGATGATCAGTTTAGTGAATTAGAAGAGGAATTAAATGAATCAGATGAAATAGGTGGTATTGAAATTGAAAAAGAGATTCAATCAATCAAAGATAAACTATTTATTTTAGATATCTTTGATGGATTGTGTGCATCTTATTTATCAGATAATTTTCAACAGTTGGAAAAGAAGTTTAAAAGAAAGTTTCCTATTTTTATTGAAAAGTGGGGATCTAAATTTAAATTTGAATTGGATAATACATTAGACAATGGAATTGAATTATCAAATAAAACTTATTTTAACTCAATTAATGAGTTAGTTGATTGTATTCATGACTTCTATCTTGATTATGATTCATCCCCAAATGTTAAGGGGAAGAGAGATAAACATTTTAGTTTCAAAAAAACAACTGGTATTCATATCAATTTAGGATTTACTAATAAAAATTCAAATTTAAATTTAATTAAAGGTCTTTTATTTTTAGATGATTTACAGAAAGATAAAAAACACATACCATATGTATTCAAAAATATGGAATCTAGGGTTAAATCAGACTATGTTGGATCGTTAAAGCCGGTTTTATTAAATAATGTGGATTTATTGGGAAAGAGTTTAGACCTATTAAAAGATAATAAAATTAATGAGTGTGAAAATTTATTAAATTCACATATCATGAAAATATTAACCAATCAAACTCCATATGGGGATTACAAATTTACTTATAAAAACTTTGGATTGAATTTACTTCCTTTAGAAAAGTATAAATATATTGAATTTAGATACACTGGTCATAAAATAGAAGAGGAGGTTCTAATTGATAAGATTTATTATTTTGCTTATATAATGTGGAGTATGTCAGAGGTGGAGATGGATCGAGAAGAATATTTGAAAAAATTATATAAATTCTTAACACCAAGTTATATACCAAAGGTTAAAGAATATAATAAAAAAGAAAAAGAGGACTAAATTTAGTCCTCTTTTTAAATTATTCGGTAGGTATTTCTAATTCACCACCTAAACTCACTGCCCATTTTTGAATTTCAGTATTCAAATTTTTAGCATAAGTGTCATAATAATTAATAACTTTTGATAAATCACCAATTCTTACTAAAACTTGTGAGAATGTATAAGATGTATTTGTTAATCCCTTAACTTTGTGAGTTGAGATCAAATGATAGATATACGTCATTTCAGTTGCTGTAATTTGGAAGGAAATAACTTCATCATCATTTCTAAATTTAGTATCTTTCATTGATGATAACATTTCTGTTAATTCAATTGCGATAAAAATACTATTAACATCATATTCTAATTTAGTTAAGATTAAATCAGTTAAAAACTGATATTGTCTTCTATTTAAATAGAAAGAGTATCTATTATCTCTTACTAACTTGTAATAATCTTTATATAAAGATTGGGCTTTAGCATAAAGTTCATCTTTTTCTTCTTCGGTTAAACCTTCACCCGAATTTTTTGACATAAATTCTTCAACTTGTTTAATAGCTGTATCTAATGATACTTCATCTTCAGTTGAAATTAATTTATGATCAATTTCTCCAATTCTTAAAGTAGTTTCTGGTTTAACTACACTGTTTTCAAACGCTGTTTTTGACATTTTATTTTATTTTATTTTTAGAAGGCAAAATCACCTTTATTTTCCAAAGTTCCATCTTTCTTTTGTTGGGAATATAACTCCTGAACTTGGTTAGCTTTTCCAACAGACTCTACACCATATTTAGTGATAAGAGTTGAGAAAGTATTTAAATCTGGTTTAATTAATTTAATAACACCAGAATCTAAATTAACTTGAATTTTATCTAATTCTTGTTCAATCAAGATTGTGATCGATTCATCATCAAAAGCTACAAAAAGATCTTCATTTACATAGACCATAATATCTTTCCCCATACGGAAAGAATAGTCATCCGATATTTTCTTTACTTTTACTAACTCTTTTTGTTTTTCATTTCCTAAGAAATCAAATTTTAAATTAATTGCAAATGATTTTGATTTATAAATCTCAAAGAATCTATCTTTAAAATCATCTGATACTTCTGTAAATTTAGCCATAGTATTTATTTTTATTGTTTTTTATTTTAGAAAAAAGTATTTAAAAGTTTAATGTTGGAAGTAATAAATAATTAAATAAATTAAAATAGAGATTCCTATTAGTGGGTATAATCTAAAATAGAGATTCCGATTTAATTCAACGCTATTTATTTTCGAGAATCCTAGGACAATTAAATAAGAATGTTTTTCCAACTTCTTAATTGGTTCATAAAAATTATATAATTCACCCAGTCCAATTGAGTTTAAATATAAAGATAATTTATTTATATACTCTTTAATATAAGATTCAGCTAATCTATCAATATCTTGTTTTCTTAAATTATAAGCCTCATCATCTTGTGATTGAGGTATATTAATTACAGTATATAGTCTATTAGCTGAGTCTATTCTAATTCCATAATTAGCTTCTAAAGTAACTCTATTTTGTCGTATTATTTTTTTATACGACTGATACAATTTATAATCATTAAAAATCTCCATATAAAAAGTATATAATAAAAGATTAAAAAGTTTTAAATATTTTTACTTTTTAGTTGGTGAAACATTAGCTTCTCTTCCCTTATTATTTATATAAGTTTTTAATGATCCTTTTGATCCAACAACAGTTGATATATCAGCTAATAGGGCATTCATTTTATCTAATTTAGGTCCTAAAATATCAGCATCACTTTTGGGTTTATCCGAAGATGGAGACTTAAAACTAGAGAAGAAACCACCCGTTTCAGCTTCTTTTCTACTATTATTATACTCATCAATAAATTCACCAAATATTCCAGATTTTTCTTCCATCGCATCCATCATTTCAGAGAATTGATCTGGATTTAATAAAGACATTAGGACAACTGTTGATGATAAAGATTTTATAGCTGTTAATTTTTCTTCATCAATTGATGAAATAGAGTTGGCAAAAGTTGACATAGCCTTTCCTAATCTATCAAAGGCTACTGCTAATTGTGATATACTAGAAACAGTATTTTGTAAATCATTTCCACCAAAAATATCACCTAATTTAGAACCACCACTAAGAGCATTTTTAATTTGATTAAACTTAGCGATAGCATTTAAAACACCATTACCCCAAGCCATTGATGGATATTTTGTAAAATTACCACCCTCAAATACTTTATCGATTTCTAAAATAGATTCAGCAATATCAGTTAAACCTCCACCAAACATATCTGATACAGCACCACTAATAGCTGACCCAATCGACACCACATCCATTAAGTCAATAAAACCCAATATTGTTTTCTTAACACCACCAAACCATTCTTCACTTGGATATTTTGTGAAGCTTCCACTCTCAAACATTTTGTCAATAGCTAAGATTGTTCCACCCAACATTAACATAGCAGCTGATCCAACTAAAATGAATGGTGAGGCTAAAGCTAATCCGATAATACCAACACTGAATCCAGCCATCAATAAACCAACACTACTAGCCCACTCAAATGATGGATATTTTTTATAAGATCCGGACTCTAAAATATAAGATGTTGCTACTATTGATCCAGCAACTAATAGAACCGCTCCCAATCCCATATAAAAAGTAGGAGATAGAGCAACGGCTCCAAGTAAAACAGCAGCTAATCCAAAAGCCCCCAAACTTAGACCAACACCCAATGCCCAATCTAAAGATGGATATTTTTTATAAGATCCCATTTCAAGAATTAATGATGATACCATAATAGACCCAGATACCAAAACAGCGGCAATTGTTCCTTTAATAATATCACTAACACCCATTTTACCCAAAAACCAAACTGGTAATGAAAAAATAATTAAACTTAATCCAACCCCAATTGACCAATCCAATGGGGGGAAGTTTCCAGTATAATTACCCATAGCGATAATATGTGAAGATATAGCAATAGCACCCGCGATAAAAACAGTAGATATAGCACCTTCGAAGAATTCTTCTGGCTTTCCGATCTTACTAATAACTTTTAATGCAACTCCCATTATAATACCAACAACTGATAATGTTAATCCTATTCCAAAGAAGGTTATTAATTGTGACATACTAACATCTTGGATATTTTTTATTAAATAAGATGATCCAACAATAGCCGCTGAAATACCAACTAATAAAAGTGGTAAAGTTAAGGAAGCTAACATAGCATCAGAAGCTGATATACCATTAAATCCTTTTAATAATTGACCAACTCCATAAGATATTACAGTAAATGTAGCAGCAATTAAAATAGAGGTAATGGCTTGTGATAATCCAATTGGTGTTACACCAGCTAATAATGATGATGAAAGGGATATAGCATATGATATTGAAACTAATAAAATAGGTATTAAGAAAGAAGCTGATATAGCATCATTTACAGATATACCTTTAAATGACTCTAATAACTTACCAACACCATATCCCAAAACAGTAAATGTTCCAGCGATAAGAATTGATGTAATGGCCTGTGATAATCCAATTGGTTTAACCATATCTAAAAAGTATGAAGAAGCCGCAATAGCCATTGAAACAGATGTAAGTAATAAGGGCATTAAGAAAGATGATTTAATAGCATCGGTTGTTGAGATAGAACTAAAAGCTGTTACTAATTTACCAACATTAAAAGATATTAACGAGAATGAAGCCGCTATTAAAACAACTGTTAATAATTGAGAAGCCCCAACTGGTTTAACCCCTGATAATATATAAGATGATGCTAATACAGCCATCGACATAGTTGTTGTTATTAAGAATAGATTAATCATATTTTTATATGATAAATCCTTCATAGTTGATATTTTCTCAAAAGCCATAGCTAATAAGGGTAGGGAAATTGATAATGAAATTACAGTTTTCCAATCAACATCACCTAAAAGACTGAATGCAGTTCCTATTGCTAAAACAGCCCCAGCTATTAATAAGACAGATACAACACCATCTTTAATACTATTCTTTTTTTGACCCGACTCTTCAAAAACATCAGTTTTTTTAGAATCTTTTTCTTTTTGCATATTTAGAATAGTATTTTGATTTTCTAAAATCTTCTTTGTGTCCTCTTTTATAGATTGAATTCCTTTACCTATCTCCACCATTTGATTGGAAAAATCACCACTTTGTAAAGCACTCCCAACCGATGATTGAGATTCACCATTTTTTGAATTAAGTGCTTTTGCAATCTCATCTAAAGCAAATGATAGGTTATCTAATGCATCTAATAATTGTTTATCCATAAATAAAATAATTTATTATCATATATATTAAATATTTCATATCTTTAAGTTATATTTTTAATATATATGGTATTATTTAAAAAATAAGTGTCTAATATGGTAAAGTTTAAACTACCCTTTAGTCAGATTCGAGATTCTTTCAAGGAAATTAAATTGAATCTAATTTTGGATAAGGTTTCCAAAAAAATATCATTATCAGAACGAGAGAAATTGTTTCTCAAAAACTATGAAAATGAATTAGTAGAAGAGTATAAAGATTATAAACTATTATCAAAAGAGAATATAGTTGAAAGAGTTAAATACATTATATCCAAAAAGAAAATTATTTGTAATTTAGAAGATAAAGATGGTAGAATTAATTCCCAAATTATATCAATTAATAATAATTTTCAAGGTGATTGTCAATTAGTTTTAAAAAATAATGTAGTTTATGAATTAGGTGATAATTTTCTTTATAACTTAATATATAATAATAAAAAGGATTTATACTCCTTAGAATCTGAGGATGAATTTTATGAGAAAATCGAAAGTAAATAATTTTAAACAATTTTTAGAAGGTTCTGGAGCACCATTTTTTGGAGATGTTGGTCCTATGTATGGAAGACCAAAATTTCCAAGTACTGGATTAAGCTTAGATACAATTACTTATGATGGTAAGGTATATATGTTGGAGGATTATCAAGAATTATTAAATGACTTTATTAATTCCACTGAATATGATGACTACATTCGAAATGGTGGAAAACCACTTAATGATTTTACATTAGACAATATAATTACTATTAAAACGAAAAAACCTCTTTAAAGAGGTTTTTTTATTATGTTATACTGATAATGATACCATTCTTAACAACTATTTGAGTCGGTGAGGAGAATGTTCCAGTTATACCAAAAAATTCGTTGGATGAAATAATGGTAGACATTGAACCTGTCACAACAAAATCTTGAACAATCGTATCATTACATCTATTTGAGAATGTAAGACCAGATATACTATTAATACCCAGAATATTAGTATTACAAGAATTTACCAATCTAATGTTACAAGATGATAATATTGCTGATGCACTGGATTGTGTCATACTATTAAACTTACCACCAATAATTGATGAATAATTTGATGATGAGATGCTTCCACAATATCCACCAATCATAGATGAAAATATGGATGATGATAGTATACTATTAAAATAACCACCGAGTATAGGAGATGAGTTAGATGATATTATACAGTTACGAAATCCACCTAATATCGATGTATTATTAGATGATGTAACTATATTACATCTACCAAATACCAATGAATCAGTTGTCTGTGTCATATTATTTTTATAACCGCCTAATATTGATGAATATTTTGATGATGTTGTCATCGTATTACATAAACCACCTATAATTGATGAATAGTTTGATAATATGATACTATTAGATCTACCACCTATTATGGATGATATAGCAGATCGATTATAATTATTATTACCACCAATTATTGATGATGAGTATGCAGATGCTGTCATTGTATTATAACAACCACCTATAATAGATGAATTGCTAGATGTCCATGATATAATATTATATTTACCACCTATTATTGAAGATTGATCACTTACTAATATATAATTACAATGTCCTCCCATTATCGAAGATTTGGTATTACATGTAATTTGATTATTATGTCCACCAATAATAGATGAACTTTCAACTCCACAAGCGTCATTCATAAATCCACCACCTATGAATGTATTTTGTGATCCAAAACAAATTCGATGACATGTACCACCATTAATTATTGAGTCACAGGCACCATTTTGTATTTTACTGAGATTGGAACTTATTATAACTGATCTCATAACACCATTATTCATATCACTGTTGTTCGATCCGATAATAAGTGAACAACATGCACCATTACACATTATATTATTAGACCCCACCATAATTGAACTATTAAGTGATCCATTCATAATAGTGTTATTTAATCCATTTATAATTAAAGAGTTTGATGAACCGTTAGTTATAATATTATAAGATCCGCCTGAAATTAGAGACCTATCAGATCCATTATTAATGGTATTATATGAACCATTTATTATTGAAGAATTTATTGAATTTATATTATTAGAATATCCACCTATACTATTAGAACAACTAGATGATGATATTGTATTATTTCTACCACCAATTAATACAGAAAATGATGATGTGCATGTTTTATTATCTCTACCTCCAATTATTGATGAATATTGAGAAGCATTTAATATTTTATTTTGAAAACCACTGATTATTGAAGAAAATATAGAGCTATTCATACTATTATATTCACCACCACCAATTATCGATTTGTTAGAATATTGGATACAGTTACAATACCCACCCAATATAACAGACTGTTGAGATTGTGTACCAATGGTATTACACTGACCACCTATAATAGATGATCTTTGACTACATACCTTAACATTATTATTAGATCCTCCGATAATAGATGACATCTGTGAAGCAGATATACAATTAGATTGACCACCTAAAATTGATGAACAATATGAAAAGGTCATTCCACTATTATATCCAGAATTTAAACTATTAGAGCTTGAATAAAATCTAAAACTATTAGAACTTGTGATCCCAGTTCCGGTACCAAAAGCAATTTCATTAGTATCAATAGATACACTTGCACTACTACCCCCACCACTAAAGTTTGACCAGGATGGTGTGGCACCATCCGCTGGAATTTTAAATACTTGATTAGGTAATCCATGTGGTATTCTTTCTAATTTAGAATTAGTTCCTCGGATAAACATATCATAATTAGAATCACCACCCAAATCCAATCGAACATCACCCACAATATGTGTACTAAAACTTGGACTTAAGGTATGTAAACCAATATCACCAGTTCTATTAATAAATAAACTATTTAACCCATAATAATCATTGACTTGAAATAATCCAGTTGTAGATGGTGTTCCTATACTAACACTTGGAAATCTATTACCACCCTCAATATTACCTTTAACATGTAAAACTGTTCCATAATCATTTCTAGCATCAATTAATGAATGTAATTCTGAAGATTCTGAATCAATTACTAATCTAGCAAAATTTGGATCACCTAACCCAGACTCTTGTTCACTAACACTACCATCAATTAATAATCCAGAATTATGAATGTGTAATTTTTTTAACGGATCTGATGTACCCACACCCATATAATTTTCAAAAGATGAAGCTGTTGATGTTAAATAAGCACTAGATGTTGTATAAACAAAATTAGAGTCTTCAGTTAATACTCTAGCATAAGTACCATACAATGGAACCCATTTTAGGGGACTTTCATATAAAATTCTACCAGCGGAACCATATCTTATTTCAGTTATATCAACTTTTAAATTATCATCAGCCACTGTTACTAACTGATATAACTCAATATTACCCATATTAGTAACCGTAGCCCCAGTAGCTGATATAAAGTTACCATTTACAACTACCACCTTACCATCATCTGCAATATCTAACTCTCCATAAACAGTTAAATCTCCATAGATAAAATATTCTTTCCAATCTGGAACTACTATTTTCTCATTAGCTTGAATAACATAACTCGGTGAAACTAATTGTGGAAGAGATGATATATCTAATTGATTACCATTATTTGAAATATAAATCCCAGTCCCAGCAATAATATTAGTTGATACTGTTCTGGTTAATGAAGATGTTGATGAAATAGTTATACCAGGACCAGCTATAACATCAGTTAATAAATTAACTTGTTGTATTAATCCAGATCCACTGATTGTTCCACCACCACTTATACTTCCATTTAATACAACAACTTTACCATTATTATTAATATTCCCATTTAAAGTTAAATCACCATATATTAAATATTCAGAACCAGTGGCAACATTTAAATTTGCACTATTTGGAACTATATAATAAGGATATTGAGCATCTCCTACAAATTCCTGTTTTGTCCAGATTCCACCCAAATAGGAATAGATTGGACCGGGTTCATTATCAATCCGAACAGTCATTCCTTCAGTTGGTGTTGTATATATCCAGGATGTATTTAAATATTCAGCAATTTTATTACTATGAGCTGTCCAAACTCCAGTACCAACATCAATAAGATATCTATCCCCATTGGATGGAGACATCGGTGGAGTTCCTTGTTTTGATAAAACAGAATTTACCCACTCACTACCGGATTGAACTAAATTAATTTGGTTCCAGTTTAAATTATCATTTAGTGATGGTGAATTAGTTTGTTTTAATTGGAAGAATTTATCATCGTTTTTAACATAAACAATCATTCCAAATTTTCTTCTACCCTCACTAATTAGATCACGATCCGATATAGCATCAACAGAATGCCAACCACCTCTTATTTCTTCAGCATATGCTACTGGTATGTTTAAATCACCATTAATTGGTCTAATGGGTGATACTAATAAAGTTCCTTTATTTTGAGCCATATTGATTATAAATATTTTCTATCTGTATATATTAAATCATAAAACCCATATAAAATAAAAATCCGGAAATTAATCCGGATCTAAATTGAGAGGTTATATTTCTATCTGTTTATACTTTCTTTTATTTTTAATTAAAGAAATCACTTGCATCCATTGAATCAACATCTGTTATATTGTCATCATCATCTGAACCAACAATCTCGTTGAATTTCTTTTCAGTTTCTTCCATTTCCTCCAATGATTTAAATTTGAAATAATCATTTACAATTGGTGCCATTTTTTCCAATACTTCTTGTGTAAATACCTCAGAAGTAAATAGTTGTTTTGTTGTTACTGATTTATTTAAGTGTCTAACAAACCATCTATTTCCACCCGGAACAAATTTTAACTCACCAGTTGATTTATCAACTTCTTCTTTTCCTTGAGCAATTCCTATTTGATTATAAAATTCTGGACGACAGAAAGCGTCTAAACCAGTATATGGATTCATACCACTAACAAAAGAAATATCAAATCTAATTTTCTTTGGTTTGGCCAAACGGTTTTTATTAGTCTTAAACAAGACAGTAATTCCAGACTGTCCTAAGTCCATATCATCTTCTTCACCCGTTTTAAGTTTAGACTTACTCATAAAACCAATTACCGAAGCTGAATATAGAAGACCATTGCCGCCTTTGAGTTTCTCCTGTGGAAATAAATCTAAAGTTAAATAGGTATGGTTAGCTACTAATAGTGGAATATCTAAATATCCTAAGTCTGTATTAATACTTCTAAACATAGATCCTAGTGCCTTTGCTTTAGTCATATCTTGTTTAATATCACCCTTTTTTAAGTCTTCTTTTTCTTTATTAGAAGCCATTTGACCTAATGAATCTAAAACAATCATTAATTTAGGTAGTTCAAATCCAGCTAATTTTTGTTCTTTTAATTCATCAACTAATTGGGTTAGAAGAATATTAACATCTTCAACTTTGTTAGATCTAATTAATCTAAGTTTTTCTAAAGAGTTATCAATTCCGAATTTAGGAAAATCTTCCAAATCAATTGCTTGTTCTGTATCAATATAAATTACAGAATATCCCATTTTTTGAGCTTGTTTAGATACGCTATAACATAAAAATGATTTACCAGCACCAGACTCACCAGCAAAAGCAGTGATTCTATTAGTAGAAATACCACCACCTAATAATCTACCACTTAAAGCAGCATCTAATAAATAGACTCCGGTTGGGATAAATGTTTTTTCTTTAATTTCCTTTTCAATTAGAACGGGAACACTTTTTGCTATATTATCTAGGATTGAACCCACTTTACTAAATTCAAATTTCTTTACTTCTTTTGCTTGTGTTTTTGCCATAATATTATTTTTAATTTTCTTTATATATAAAAAAATCATACCCCCTTTAACTATTTTTTAAAAATACCCAAATAAAATCACAAAGGGGGTATGTAAAAATAATATATAGAATATGACAAGAATAGAATTTTTAGAAAAAGCTAGGGATAAACATGGTTATAAGTATGAGTATCCAAATTTAAAGGATAAAATTATATATAATGATGTTATTGACATTATCTATAATGGAGAAAATTATAAACAAAGAGTATCTAAACACTTATTAGGTAGATGTCCAGAAAAAAATACACCTACTAAAACAACAGAAGAATTTATAAAAGAATCTAAGAAAATTTGGGGAGATAATAAATATGATTATAGTTTAACAGATTATAAAGGGGCTTTGAAACATATTAAAATTATATATGATGGTATAATATTTGAACAAATTGCTTCATGTCATTTAAGATCTGCACCTGAATTAAATATGAATAGAGAATATTTTATTTATAAATCTCATAAAAAATGGGGAGTTGATAAATATGATTATTCATTAGTTGATTATAAAAATTGTAAAACAAAAGTTAAGATAATCTATAATAAAACTGGGGAGATATTTGAACAAACTCCTGAATTACATCTTTATAGATCTCCGGAAAACATAAAACTTGCTGTTAGAAAAACAACTGAACAATTTATTACAGAATCTAATATAGTTCATTATAATAAATATTCATATGACAAGACTATTTATGTTAAGAATCAAGAAAAAGTTATTATAACTTGCCCAAAACATGGTGATTTTCTACAAAGACCACTTTCACATTTGAATGGAAATGGTTGTCCAAGTTGTGGTGAATCTCAAGGTGAAAGGAAGATATCACATTTTTTAAAAGAAAGGGATATTAACTTTGAAAGACAGAAGAAGTTTCCAGATTGTAGAAATGTTTTTGAACTCCCATTTGATTTCTATATTCCAAGTTTACGTATGTGTATTGAGTTTGATGGATTACAACATTTTCAACCAATTGATCATTTTGGTGGATTGGAAGCTTATGAAAAGTTGAAAATAAATGATAAAATTAAAGAAGATTATTGTGAAGAAAATTTTATTAACTTAATTAGAATTAGATATGATCAAGTAGATAGGGTCCATCAGATCTTATCTAATTCTATTAAATTAAAAAGATAATTATTTTTTTATATAATACTGAATTCCATTTGATTTTATTGTAACACCATCATATTGAGTAGTAATAACTTTAGTTAAAGCACCGTTTATATTAACGGGTGATGAAATAGTTACTGTATTAACACTACTATCTACTTTTAAGAAAACAAATTCTTTCATTCTTCTACCAACAGCAGTTGGTATTGTAATAACTATATTACCACCTGTTGCATCTGCGTTAATCATATAATCACCATCTTTAACAGTATAATTAGAGGTAATTGTTTTTATTTCCCTATAATTAGAATTTTTATATATCATAACTTCTTCTATATAATCTTCTAATACTCCTAATGATGGAATTGTTTTTTTAGTTAATTGCTTTTTAACTAAATCATTATTCTCATAACCTATTGTGTTTAATAAAGTATCACCATATCTAATAATTGGTGTTTCTTTACTCCAAGTAATTAAATCCGGTTGTAAAACATAAGTATCGGAGTTTATAAAATTAAATTTAACTAAATAGGATCCACCACCAGCAGCAAAAATATTATAATTATAATCTACTTGAATAGGTCTAAACATATATCCCTTCTGTGTGAAAATCAAAGAATTGGTTATAGTGTTAATAACAGCTAAACCACCATCATTTACACTATTTCCTTGGAAAGATATTATTAATCGATTTGAAAAATATATCATATTATCATTACCGGCTTGTGGTAAAGCCAATCCATATCCGCTAAAGTTTATCGTATTTATAACTGAATTTGTATTCATATCTACAATAGATAGAGAATTTGATGTATAGTTTAAAACAAATAATTTATTACTAACAATATATCCAACAATAGGTTGTGTTCCAACTGAAATAGTTGAAATAATAGTATCTGTTGTACAATCAATAACTCTAACATCATTAGAACTTCTCCCTAAGAAATATATTTTACCATCAAAATATCCTAATTGTGTCTCACCTCTTACTTGGATCGGTGATGTAAATGTTGGTAGAAATGATATATTTACTAGAAAAGAATAGTCATATAAATTATATACTTTGATAATTCCTGAAGTAGCTGAATAAATATACAATTTATTTTCCTTTTCAGCAATATCACATCCTCTAGCACTTACAACTCCAGTTATTATCTGTACAACTGCCCAAGTATCTAAATCTATTATATGTACCTCATTAGATCCTTGACACATACAAAATAGTTTACCATTATGTATTTTATAAGATGTTGTATTTGATCCAATTGATATAAATGAACTAACCGTATATGTATTTGTATCAATATAAGCTACTTTTGAATCATTTAATCCAAAATATATTTTATCTTTGTATTTCCCAGCATATCTAAATGGTGATATGAAATCATTAGGTGCACCAAAAGGGGTTGTATTTAATACTTGTAAAGTATTGCTATCCAAAACTTGGAGTGTATTTGGTGTAGCTAATACATTCTCCATTAATAAAAATATTTTATTATTATGTGTAATAATTTCATATTTATTTAAATTTGAGTAAATATATTTTTGATCATATCGTATACTTGTTTCTGTTGTAGCTTCCATTCCGGATTTACGGAGTTCATTCGAGATATATAAAACATCATTATATGTGTTGTATTGGTGATGTCCACCCTTAAAGTTATTTGAATTATATCCATATGATTTAGTATCAACATATTCTCGATCTACTAAACTTCTCTGTGTAAAATATCCCTTATAGTTATCTTCATATCTTAGAACCCCATTATTTTCATCAATAAAAACTTCAACATTTATAATATCTTCTAAAGTTCCATCACTATTTAATCTAAATAAATTCTGTGGTATATTAATATTATTATATGAATTAATCCCAACTCCTCCAATTAATATTTTACCATCTTCTTGATTTACGAAAACTCTAGATCCAGAACCAATACTACTAATACCAATACCCCCACTATTAAAAGTAGAATCAACTAATCCATTAGAATTTAGTCTAACTATGTTGGTATTACAAGGAAGTCCATTATATTGAGTAAAGTATCCACTAACCAATATTTTACCATCACTTAATACTTTAATATCCCATACCTGATTATTAAATCCGGCTCCACCAAAATTAAAAGTTGTATCTAAAATACCATCTTGAGTTAATCTAACAAATCTATTTGGACAAGCTGAACCATTATGTTGTGTAAAATGATTACCACCCACCAATAATTTACCATCTGGTGTTTCCAATATTGATAATATAGTACTACCAACTAATGGTGTATTAAAACCTAATCCACCTGGATTAAAACTATTATCGATTTCTCCATTATATTTTAATTTAGCTAATAGATCCGGAACATCGGAACCATTATATGATGTAAATCTACCACCTACAAATATTTTATTATTGGATGTTAAATATATCTTTGTTACAGCGGAATCAAAAGCTGTTCCATTATTAAATGTATTATCAATTGATCCGTTTGAGTTTAATCTAGCAAAATATCCAACTGATGTAGAATTAAAAATGGTAAATTCACCACCAACTAAAATTTTCATATCTGGTAAAATAACTATATCACTAATATATTGAGAGGGATCAAGTGGTACTCCACCACCACTAAATGTATTATCTATTGTACCATCTGTATTTAATCTAATGATACCTCTATTACAAGGAACTCCATTATATGTTGTAAAATATCCACCTACTATATACTTTCCATCTATTTGTTTTTTAATTTTTCTAATACCACCATCAACCCCAACACCACTGTTAAATGTGGTATCAATGTTACCATCACTATTTAGTTTTAAAATACCTTGTGAACAAGTTAATCCATTATATGTTGTAAAACCTCCAACTACTAATATTTTATTATCCGTTTCATATATTATGTCTAAAATACTACTATCAAATCCAATTTGATTAAAGTTAAAACCTTTAGTTGTATTTGAAACTTTAAAAGTATTTGATTCTACTAAAGTTGTATTATTATTAAATGTCAAGTCAAAATTACCATCAATGGTAGTATTTTGGATTAATTCACCTCCTAGTTTAACAATATTGGTTGACATTGTTAAACCATTCTCAGCTATTAGAATATTATTTAATCCTTGTGGTCCTTGAAAACCTATTGGACCTTGAGGACCTGTAAGTCCGGATAATAATGGATATATATTACCCATATCATCTTTAACATAAAAGTAGTTATCCTGACCAGCAAATATACCTAAATGGCCTAACGGAACATCGGTTGATTCGATTGTTAAAATTTTGCCTTGAAAAATCATTTCTTTTTATTTATTTTTATCTATACTTTACATATCCACCAATATTATTTAATCTAGGTGCATATTGAGTTCTGTTTCCTCCAACTGTTTGGATATTAAACCTTTTTATCTGATCCGGAAATCTAGTGAAGTATTTTATTAACTCTTCTTTTTGTTGATCTTCTGTTAAATCTTCTATCTCAAAATGTTGGATTAATCTAAGGAAATTATTTTCTACATAATCCTTAGCTAAAAGCGAATTTTTTTGATTAAATTTACCGAAATCATCTATTCTATCCATTTAAATAAAATGTAGTTTTTTTATATATTATTTTTTATATATACTTTTTTTAAAAAATAAAATTATTAATGAAAAATGTAGTATTAAATATAAAATGTTGGTTATATACTAGGTTATTATACCACTATTTAAAAAGAAATGATAAGGAAGGAGTTGATAAAATCCTCGCCAAAAAAATTAATTTAATTAAATCGGTTACTAATGAAAATTCTATGGACTAACTTTCGTTTTTGGTGGACATACCATGAATTATGTCAAAGCCTAAACAAGAAAAATTTCTCAAGAGTTGAGGAATTAATAATAATTAGAAAAAAAATGGCAGAAGTGTTAAGGAATAATATAAAGGATAAAAATAAAAATAAAGAAGATAAAAATAAATGGAAATTTGAATGGATTAATAGTACTGAAATAAGTTGGAAAATTGTATTTTTAATTTTTTAAATAAAAACCTCCAATCGGAGGTTTTTATTTATTTTTTTACTTGATTGGATAAGAATTCATAAACTTCACCAATATCATCTTTTGATGTACAAATATGATCAACTGCCCAAGCATGTCCATTTCTTAAAATATTATCAACTTCATCTTCTGGTAATAATAACATTTCCTCGATTTGTTTCTTCATCGTATTTAAATTCTGAAAAAACATATAATTGTCAGTATTTGTGGATTCATTCGTTTGGTTAGAAGATAAATAACTAATTATTATTTCTTTAGCTCCTGGTTCATTGATAAAATAAAATGGTACAGAGCTTAATGTTTTCCAATAAAGATCCGCAGCATCTGCAGCATAAGAATCATCCCAATCGGTATCTTCATCATCATCTGAATAGGAATTATAATCATCTTTAATTTCCTCCCAGTGTTCCAAATCAATATGAGGATATTTATCAGATAAGTTATCAATTAATTCAAGAATAGTATATTCGTCTAATTCATCTAATTTATCCAATATATAATCCTCATCTAAATCAATAGACTCATTCATTGATTTTAAAGTTTTAGCTAAATTCAATTTTTTAAATTTATCTAGATCTCTTTTAGATAAACCTTGAACTCCTTTTTTAGAAGGATCCTTATCCTTTTCCTTTAATTTTGATATCTCATCATTAATTTCAGAGGTTGTAATTTTTTCATCCTTTTTCTTTTTTAGGGATTTTCTAAGAGATCCAGGTTTCTTAATAGCATCTTGAATCCATTTCTCAGACTCATTAAATTTTTCAAATGATTTAAGGTTTTTCATAAAATAAGTAAATAAGTTTTATAGTATATCATGATGTTGCATGAATTTATATTAATCCAATAAAATGTGGGAACTCAGACTTAGTATGTTCCATTTCACATTGCAATACTTGTGATATAATGATTTTAGTCTGATCTCCATTTAAATAGAGATCTAGATATTTTTTTAGTTTATCATAATCAATAAACTCTTTAACTGGAATATTTAATTTATATTCTAGTTCAATATTTTTTTCTGGTAATTTATTGATTATTAATTCTTTAAAGTTTTCCGAGATAATTTCTAAATCATCTTTGGTGTAAATAATACAATTAACTTCACCACCAATTTTATCAACTCTAAAACAATGTTCTTCTGTTTTACGAACTATATCAATTTGACTTAAAGATACATCATAAAAATCAGCTAATATTTTCTCATGAGAAATTGTTGATCCACCAACATTTTTATAAAGACATTCTTTAACAGAATCAAATTGAATACCATTAGATTCAAATAATTTAAAAGACTCAAATTTCATAATAGTGTCTTTTTCAATTGAAACTCGATCATTTAAAACATCTTTAACCACTTGGTCTATTTTTTGAATATCCATTAAACCCTTTCTTTCTAAGAAATTTTGCAATCTACTTTTATTTAAATATTTATTTAATTTAGAAGCTTTAATTCCTTTATCTAAATATTCATCAATATATTGATTGACTAAAGTATAATATTTATTTAAGTCATTTGTATTATTTATCATAAATCTATATATTAAAGAAAAAATCTCAAAAATAATTAAAACTTATTTATTGGTTATGATATATAAAAAAGGTTTTGGATGATCCAAAATCAAATAAAAAAAAATTAAAATATAAAAAAGATGAAAAAGGTTACTTTTATTTTAGCAGTAGGTTTTATCGCTGCTTGTTCATCTCCTAAAGTTGAGGAGAAATGTTGTGCGGACAGTACTAAAAAAGATTCAGTTGTAATTCCATTAGATACAACTAAATTAGTAGATTCTACCATTGTAGCTGATACAATTAAAAAATAGATAATTTCTGTTAATTTCAATTCTAATAACCTCCTTTTTGGAGGTTATTTTTTTTATATATAGTCTTGTGGTATAAATCTCACATTTTAAATTTAATAAATATATAAATGAATATTAAAGACTATAAAAGATTTTATAATTCGAATCCAGTAACATATGTTATTAGGGAGGGATTTAATGATTTAAGAGAAGATAGAGAATATGTACCTAGATTTTCCTTAAAGAATATTAAGGATTTTGAAAAAATTCCTATCAATGAGCCGATTAAATATTCAGAGGAAATTTTAATCAAAGCCATTAAATATGGTATGATGTTTTTGATCAATTATAAAGGTGAAAAAGATAAACACTTTGCTGGGCACGAGAGGGTTATTTATCCTATGGTCTTGGGTAGATCTTCTCAAGGCAAAATACTTCTAAGAGGATGGCATTTAAATGGGTGGTCAGTATCAAATAATAGACATATTAATAAAATATGGCGTTTATTTAGAGCGGATAGGATTTTATCAATGACTTTTACTGGTTCATTTTATAGACTTCCACCAGCTGGTTATAATATGAATGATAAGGGTATGAGAGGTGGTATAATAGCTAAAGCTGATTTTGCGTCTATTAGAAGAAATCAAGAAAATTTAGTAAAACAAAATATGATTCAAGATAGAGATGATATTACATTATCTCAAGAAAAATCACAATTTGTTAGTATTCGAGTAAAGGAAACAGACTCTAAATTAGATTTAATGAAAGTTACTGAAAATCCATATGTTAATAATATTAAAGATGCTAAAAATGTTAGAATTTCTTTTCTAAAAAGTGTCTATGGAAATGTTTATAT